TATAAGCCAGCCCGCTGGTCACGGAGTGTAGCGCAGCCTGGTAGCGCACGTCGTTCGGGACGACGGGGTCGCAGGTTCGAATCCTGCCACTCCGACCAGCTAAAACAATCACTTAGCAATTTGCCTGAATTCGCTGCGGACCGATATCGGACCGAAACGATCAATAGGCGTCCGCTGCAGCCCCCTGGAAGCTCGGGTCATTGTGAAGGTAGGTGCGCTCGTATTCGGCCTCGGTCATGCCCAATGAGGCGGCCGCCTGGCCGGCAGGAACCTCGGCTTGAGCCAGCCAGGTTCCGCGTGTGTGCCGCAAGATGTGCGGCGTCACATCCTCTCCCAAGCCTGCAGCCGCCCGGATGGTGCGGAACGCCTTGTGCGGCTTGACGATCGGCTCTCCCCTGAAATGAATGACATAAGGCAGCCCCTGGTCTGCTTCTCTCCATAGCCTCAAGAACCGCATCAGGCGCTTCGGGATGCGAACCGGCGTCTTGCGCTTGTTGTGCGCCACGCGCTCGCCCGTCGCCTTCCGGTGCATGATGCCGGCCTCCATGTCGATCCATCCGCCCATGGTGTTGGCACGCCATTGCAAATTGAGCATGGCTGACAACCGGGTGCCGGTATAGACGCCGATCAGGATCAGGCGAACCAGGTGGTCGCACTTGTCGGTGCGGCGGGCAGCGCGGAGCAGCGCAGCGACCTCGGAGCGTGTCAACCAGCGCTCACGCGGCAGGCTCTTGTCTGGCAGAGTGATGGTGGGGAGAACCGAAAGGCCGTATTCGGCGTGGTAGTAGCGCACCGCAGCGCGGAGTGTTTCGAGATCCCGGCGAGCGCCGGCCTCGGTGCCGCGGTGCTTGGCGTACTCTCTGCAGAGCCGTCCTCGGATGTCTGAAACTGGCCGATGGCCCATGTAGGCATTGAGTCGGGCGATCTCGGCCTTCGCCTTGTCCTGCACCTTGAGCCGATCAACGCGCTCCTGCAGGTAGACAATCAGCGTGTCGGCAATCGTTATCTGATCGGCACGACCTGCGCCTGGCGGCTGGTATTGGGCTGCGAGGTGCGCTTCGAGGGCGGCTTGCGCCCCTTCAACATCGTGCTCAGCGCATTCTGTGGGGATACGGGCTGCCCCTGCCTTGATGAACCATGTCCCGGTGTCTGGTCGGAGCCAGAGTCTTGGAGGCTTTGCTCGACGCGGCATTTTTCGATCATCCTCTTGATGGCGCCGCCGGTCACGAAGTCCTTTCGGGCGATCTGTGTGATCTCAAGATTGCCTTTTCTTGCTTCGGTGCGCAATGCTGATGGCGTGATCGCGCCGTTGAAGAAAATCCTGCATGCCTCTTTCAGCTTCAAAGGCAGATCATCGTTGATGTCCGCCATCGCTCACACCCTCATGGGCATGAGGACGAAGGTCATGTCGATCTCGTCGTCATCGCTGTGGGCAGGGGTGAAGCGGGCAGGGGTGCCGCCGTCGCCAAGGGCCACGTGCGCCTGGCCGCTCATGTGGGAGAGCATCTCGCCCAGATATTTCGAGTTGAAGCCGATGGTCACATCGTTGCCGTCCTCGGCGTTCACAGCCACATCCTCCTGGCCGTCGCCGGCGTCGGGGTTTGTGACCAGCATCTCGAGCGTGTCCCGCCCCCAGATCATCTTCACCGCGCGGCCGCGATCGGACGAGATGGTCGACACCCGGTCCGCTGCGGTCATCAGTGTCGCCACATCAAAGCTCCAGCGGTTGGGATTGCCCTCGGGGATCACGCGGGCATAGTCGGGGAAGGTGCCGTCGATCAGTTTTGAGCTGATGCGCAGCGCGCCAAGCTCGAAGCGGATCATCGCCTCGCTCACGGCAATGGTCAGCATCGCCTGGCTGTCAGCTGCGGACAGCGCTGTCCGCAGGATCTTCACCGTCTTGCGCGGGATGATGACGCCGGGCATGTCCTGCGCGCCATCAGGCGCGGCATAGATCGCACGGGCCAGCCGGTGGCCATCGGTCGCCACCGTGATCAGCTGATCGCCCAGGCAGTGGATGAAAACGCCGTTCAGATAATACCGGGTTTCCTCGGTGGAGATCGCGAATTGAACGGCCGCCAGCTGCGCGGCGAATTTTGTGGCCGGGATCTCGAATGTGGCCGTGGCCTCGCTCTTTTCCACCAGCCTTGGCCAGTCTTCTCCGGGCAGGGTCTGGAGCGTGAAGCGCGAGCGGCCGGAGGCGACGATCATCTGCCCGCCGCGGCTGGCCTGGCGCAGGCTCACGTCGGCCTTGGCCGGAAGCTTGCGCAGGATGTCGCCCAGAAGGGCCGCCGGCACGGTCAGCCCTTCGGCCTCCATGGCGTCAAAGCCGGTGCCGCTGTCGACCGATGTCATCACGTCAAGGTCGGTGCCCGCCACGCAAACCGTGCCCGCATCGCTGCCATCCAGCAGGAGGTTTGAAAGCACGGGAGTGGTGTTGCGGCGCTCCACCGGCTGCCCTGCGGTTTCCACTGCCGAGAGCAGTATCTCGCGCGAGGCGTTGAGTGAGAATGTGTCGGCCATGGTCATGTCCTTCGAAAATGGGTGGCCCGCGCGGGGTGCTTGGGAGGAGGGGCCCCGCGCGGGGCTTTGCGCCTGTGGAGGAGGTCAGGCGTTTTCGGGTTTGCCGATGAAGCCGGGCAGTGCGGTGGCGGTCGTCGCGGCCTCATAGTCCTCGGTCACCCTCTCGGTCACCGCCACGTCGGGGCGGTAGATCTGATAGAACCAGCTGGTCGAGCCTTCGCGCACCCGGTAGCGCAGCCGCACCGGAACGCGCTGGGCCTCACCCATGTGGAACAGCGGAATCTGCAGCATGAACAGCCCCGGCACCTTCAGCTTCTTGCCGTCGGCGCCCTGGTGCACCTCGTCCCAGACGATCTCGCCCTCGCCTGATTGCAGCACCACCGAGGAAACAGCCTTCGATGCCACGTGAACGGCCAGGCCGCGAGACAGCGCCACCAGCTCGGAGGGGGTGGCGATCTTGGTGGCGAACTTCGCTTCGAAGTCGCTCACCTCCATCACTTCGGGCGATGACAGGTCGGCAATGTTGTCCTCGATGAACTGGGCAAAATCGGACTGGCCCATCGGCTTGCCGTTCATTGCCACCCATGTTTTCCACTGGTCGGACAGCGGAAAGGCATAATGGATGCGGTGCTTGAGCCATTGCGCATCGGTGCCCTCGGCGCTGTGATAGTCGACGATGGTGGTCAGAGCCGGCGCTTTCCAGTCGGTGTTGGCAAAGATCACGCTGTCGGCCGTCTTGTGCCGGTTGGTCAGGTCGACAAACGATGTCAGCGTGTCCACCGCTGCGGTGCCGGTCTTGCGCTCAGGGTGCAGTCGCCATTCCTCAGCCAGCCTCTTGATGCTCGAGAATTCCGGGTTCTCGCCGTGCAGCTTCGCGATCGGCACGCTCTCGGGCAAGCCCTTGCCGGAAAGCTTGAGCTCGGCGATCTCGACGCCGGCGGCTTCGCGCGCCAACTTTGCCCAGGCCTCGATTTCGGCGGCTGCGGAAGCCGGATCTGCTGGTTTCGTATCAGTCTTGGTCATAATCATGGTCCTTTGGTAGGGCTGCTTAAACGGCGGGTTCGGCAGTGCGCGCCTTGGTGTCGCGCGGGCCGGTGAACATGTCGGTCTGCTGTGGATGCTCGGTCGAGAGCGTGCCCTCCTCGGTGATCCAGTAGAAGGTGCGAGCGCGCGGGCGCTTTGGCGTTTTCGATTTGATCTCCGAGGAGATTGTCACCGCGCCGTTCTCGGCCGTCAGGATGATCTTGAGATCAACCTCGCCCTTGAACGTCTTCTTCACGTCCTCGGTGGACATGGTGTGCAGCTCGCGCAGCACGGTGGAAAGCTCTGCGCTGACAGAGCGGTTGAGTTCACCGCCCTCAAGTGCGCCGAGCAGGATGGATGCTTCGCGGATTTGCATGGGATTGTTCCTTGCTCTGGTTGTCCGAAAGTCTTGCGCTTCGCTGTGCTCACGCGCGCTTCCGGGGTTGGTCAAAACGGAATGTCGTCATCGAGGTCGCGGCTCATCGGAGCCGCTCCGCCATTGTTCTGGCCACTCGTGCCTGACGATGGCCCGTGTGCCCGATCGGCATCGTGGCCATAGTCTTCGGGCCCGTTGCCGCCGGGCTTGTAGCCGGAGCCCTTGGCGCTATCGAGCATCTCAAGCCTGCCGCCAAAGCCCTGCAGCACCACCTCGGTGGCGTAGCGGTCCTGGCCGGACTGGTCCTGCCATTTGCGGGTCTGGAGCTGGCCCTCGAGATAGACCTTCGAGCCCTTCTTGAGGTAATTCTCGGCCACCTTGGCGAGCCCCTCGTTGAAGATCACCACGCGGTGCCATTCGGTTTTCTCGCGGCGCTCGCCGGTTGATTTGTCGCGCCAGTTTTCCGATGTCGCCACCGAGAGGTTGACGATCGGGCGTCCATCCTGGGTGTGGCGGATGTCGGGATCCGCGCCCAGATTGCCGACCAGAATCACCTTGTTGACTGATCCGGCCATGTCAGACCTCCACGCCGAGTTCGCGCAGTTTCTCGTCAAGTTCTTCGATTTCGGCTCGGGTGGCCTCGGTCGCTTTCTCACGAAGCCCGGCCAGAGTGCCGGTGCTGAAAAGGAGTTCTGTGGCGGTGCCGCCGCTGCCGAGCACCAGTCGCAACGGTTCCTTGGCCAGCCGTGACGCGCGCTGAGCCGCGTTGTTGCGCTTTTCTGCCAGCACGCAAATGGTTTCGATGTCGTCGAGTTTCACTTTGCTCTCCTCACGAATTGCGCGCCACATGGGCGGCATGGATGGCGGCTTGCTCATGGATGCGATCTTCGCCGATCAGCCGTTTTGCTGCCTCGATGAAGCGCTCCTCGGCCTTCATCGGCGCCCAGGGCTTGATGCCGCCCTTGAGGCGCAGCGTCTTGGTGTGAGCGACGGGAATGGCCTGCACCTTCGCCGCCGGGCCGAACAGCGCCACCATCTCGGCGTTGCACATGCGGCGGTCGAAATTGTCGACATGCGCCTGCTCGAATTCGTTGGGCAGTCCGAGGGCGGCGGCGATCCACCCGGCTTCGCGCCATTTGTCCTTGATGTGGCCCCAGAAATCTCGGCAGGCCAGCCCGGTCTGGTTGTCGCAGTGGTGCATCAACGTGAGCACCAGCAGCCGCTGCGCCGGCGTCGGCTTGTCGCCCAGCAGATGCTCCTCGCCGTCATGCAGCAGGAAGAACGCCGCCAGCCGGGCGTCGCCGGTCTCGTTCAGGATCCCCTCCGCGCCCATAACCGAGTGCTGCGCCACCGAATAGGCGATGCCGGGGTTAGAGCCGTTAAACCGGGCAATCTTCGAGAGGCCATTGGCCATCGCGAAAAAACAGATCTCGGCTGGGTCCGGTGCAGCCAGGTCGCGCACCGAGCCATCGGGGCGGAATGAACAGACAGGCGAGGGTGCAAGGCGCAAAATCTCGTTCATGGTTTTGCCTCGAGCGATGCGCCGCTGTCGTCATTGGCTACGGGTCCATTGGTGGCCCGCAGATAGGTCTCCACGGCCTGTTCGCAGTATCCCGCGCGGGTGAGATCAGCCATGTCGGCATAGCCACGGGTCTGGCGCGCCGTATCAATGATCTGGCGCATGTCGTCGCGCATGGCCGCCCAGAGCCGCTGCGCGTGGACAAGCCAGCGCTTGTCGCTCCCAAAGGCAAAGCGGCAGGCATCCTCGCGGGCGTTGCGCGCAGCATCGTCGGAACCGGCTTCCACCGTCTCGGCAAAGCTGCGGGCGTTGGCGGTGTCCGAGGTGACCGGGATGAATGTGTGGGAGAAGTCGGTCATGCGCTCATGCCCTCGCAAGAAGTTTTGCGGCCACACCTGTGGCAATGGTGAGCGCGATCGCTGCGATCAAGGCGCGATCGGCAGGGCTCAGTGTCTGGCCTGTGCGACGAGCCATCCTCACACCCTCGCAATTTCGTGCTGGTGCGCGCCTATTTCGAGAGCGCGGATGGTGAGGCCTGCCACTGACAGCATCAGCGCGACGGCAAGGCTTGCCAGCAAGATGCGCTCCACCCACGACACCGGAGCCCGCTTGAGCGCTTCCATGCGCGTGCCGTCGATGGTGGTGAGGGTGGTATCCATAGCGAGAGCCTTTTTCTTGACACACGTTTCCGGCGCGGCAGAATGGCGTTTTGCAACCGGAAGAGTGATGGAATGAAACGGATGATGATTGTGGCAGCCGCCTTGCCGCTGCTGCTCGGCCCGGCTCTGGCGCAAGAGCGGCAGCTGGGTCGATCCGGGATGAGCAATGTCTTCGTCTGGAAGGACAGCGAAGCCCACAGTGAGGCGATCAGCCTCATTCAGGCGGGGGTCAACTCCACAAATCCAGCCCTGATCATGCGGCTTCTCTCTTGCATCGCTACGCCGGGAGACAAGGCTGTCGTGGTTGATGGAGGGTTCTTCTCCAGCACCGTTCTGGTGACCAGCGGCAAGCAGGCTGGGTGCCGGGGTGTCATCGCAAATGAGGACCTGGGTAGATAGGTGCTTTGTGGGGCGCATCTGATTGGGCAAGGGCACTGAAGATCTCCAAACCGGTGCAATCTGGTGGGTGATCTAAAATATGGCGAATATCGCTATAATATGTCAAGCCATAATATAGCGAATATCGCTATTATCTGGAAAAGCCTCTGTTGATACCATTTGGCGTCAACGCCAAAACAGGCTCAAAACAGATGCTTAAATTCCAAGTTAAGGGGTCAGCTGCAAAGCCGTATCAAGTGACGGCGGAGGGTGTTGGGCGCGACCTGCGGATGTATTGCACGTGTCCGGCTGGCGACCGCGGCGGCCAGTTTTGCAAACACGTTGCAGCTCTGCTTGTTGGCGATATTTCCAGCCTTGTGTCGTCGTCGCAGGATGTCGAACGACTTCGACGGATCGCCGAGGGAAGCCCTCTGATTGGTAGAGCATTGCAGCACGTCCCGCGTGCTGCCAAGAGACCGGCAATCCACGGATATCCGGATCTCGAGTCGGTTGCGCGAGGGCTTGGCGACCGCCTGCGCGCACTTGGTTGGCACGTTGAGTGGGGCGCGACGGGTGTCGATGCCAACGAGTTGGTGGGACTCTACAAGGTTACCAAGGGTGGGAAGCAGAGAAAGTGGCCCGCTGTTTCGATAGAGTATGAGGAGTATGTCTACACCATGGTTGCTCAGCCAGATGGATCGATCGAAGCGGTGCGGGAGGAGCGAAGATCGAGACCCTGGGTCGTTCGAGGGCAGAAGACTGTTACTTTCGGAAGTCTTGATCGTGCGCTGCCAATTTTTATTGAGGCGGCCGAGGCTTTGGCACCTATTCCGGACGGAATGAGTAGACCACTCGGCCAATAACCCGAATGATTTCACCATCCTCACCTTCGAGCGGGATGGGTTCCTGATGCCTTGGGTCTGTGGAGTCTGGCATTAGCCAAAGCGTTCCAGTTTCGTCTTTCGCGAGCGCCTTTACTGTTGCTTCTCGCAGCCCGTCCGGTTTTTCCCGCTCCACCACATACCGCTTGCCAACCTCAAGTGGTTCCGGCCGTTCTATGAGTGAAGTGAAGACGATGACTGTCCCTTCCGGGTAGATCCTGTTCATGGATGGGCCGCGTGTCTCAGCCCCATAAAGCGCTACCGAGTTGAGGCCGGGCACAGCGGGCACGGATACTTCATACCAATCAGCCTCATCCCATTCGAGGGCTTCGTGCCATGAGCCCGCCGCCACGCATCCGCGGACGAGAACAGTCTTCCCACTCTTCGAGTCGCTTATGAGATCGACTGGTTCGACGTGAAAGATCTCGGCGAGCTCGACCATTCGGTTATAGGTGAGTTCGACTTTTCCGTTCTCAAGACGGTTGTAATTGGTCAGGTCGATGCCTAGCCGCTCTGCGACTGCGGCCTGGGTCATCTTCCGCTCTTTGCGAATTGCCTTTAATCTCAACATGTTACGAATATAGCGAAATTCGCCATCCCAAAATATAGCGACTTGCGCCAAATACTGGTTGACAAAAGTATGGCGAATATCGCTATATTTAAGCCATGAAGCTCACACAATGGCGATTGACCCACACGAAAACGTTGACTGAGTGCGCCGCCCTTTTTGGGTTGGCGAGCGCCAGAACGTATCAGCGTTATGAGACTGGAGAGACCCGCGCGGATGCGGATCTCGTCGAGGTCATTACTGCCCGGACGATGGGTGATGTGAAGGCGGCCGATATGTATAACACCCGTCTTGAATGGCTTAAGGCCAACCGTCCTGAGAGATTTTCCACCGAGGCCGCAGAATGACCCGCTCGCTCCGCCGCCGCATCGACGATGCGCTCTGCGCCTTTGCCACCGGTCACAGCCGGCGCGATCTCGAGCGGGTTCGCCGCCGTCGGGTGTGGTGCATTTCCGAACGGCTGGCGCTTTGGCATGAGAGGGAAGCAGTTGGGGCGTCCGACTGGTATGCCGAGGAGCGCAGGTCACGGGCGGCGGCCCTTCGAGGCGGCGCGCAGGATTTCCTGCATGCTCTGGATGGCCCGCGTCTTCGCGGCTTGTCGCAACTCCTTTTCGTCGACGGAATTTGTAAAGAGAGCGTCTGGAAGTCGGACCTGGCCGAACGTCTTGGCTTCGACAGCTACAGTGAGATTCCGCGCGACCTCCTCGAGAGCATCGGGTTGAAGCCTGGCAAATACCCTCACGACCTCACGCAGGGCCTGTTTCATCACGAGGGCTTCAGTTTCGGCTTTGAGGAGCTGTACCCCAACCGGATCTATCGGCATCGGGAGTCCTTTCTTTTCTGGTGGCGCGGTGTCCGGAAGGCGATCCGCGCACGGGTTGAGGATGTGAAAGCCCGGTTTCGCCGGAGCTTCCGGGCGGCGGCTCTTGCCTTTTTCTCGGCTTCGACCGGGCCACCGTAACTGGCTTGATCAAACCATCTCAAAGCCGTTCCCACCACGGGAAAGCGAACCGGTTTTTCCCGGAACGGGAAAGGATTGTCTCGGCTCAGGCCGGGGCATCAACAACCGCCAAAGGCGGCAAGCCCAAGCGGGCGTCGGCGCTGATGCGCCGCCCCATCCGGAGCGAAGCCGAAGGCGACAGCGCGAGGATCGAGAATGCTCAAGAATGCCTGGTTCTACCGCGTCAAGGCCGCACAGCGTGATCTGATCGCCCTGTCGGGCGGCATCATGCGGGTGGTCGAAATCACCTCGATTTCCAAAAGCCATGTGGGCCGCTGGAACAATGCCGAGGACACCGACCTGATGCCGATCAACGCTGTCCTCGTGCTCGAGGAGCATTGCGGTGCGGCTGTCGTCACAGGTGTGATGGCGGAGCTCAATGGCCGCCGACTCGCCGATGAATCTGAGGCCACCCGGCAGAGCGCCGATGTTCTCTCCGCCTATGCGGAAGCCGTGCGGCACGCCGGCGAGGTGATGAGTGCCGGCGCCATCGCGCTTGCTGACGGCAAGGTGACGCCGACCGAGGCGCTTACGGTCGATCGTGCTGCAGCTGTGCTTGAGCGCGGTCTCTCGGATCTGCGACAGACGCTCGCGCATGTGCGGGCGGGCGACCTCAAGGTGGTCGGCGGGGCAGGGGCGGATAAATGATTGAGGACGAAAAGCCCACAGGCCTGCATTGCCCTGGCTGTGGCAAGCGGATGTTCAAGACAGTGGACAGCCGCCCGGCCCATGGCGGCCAGCGCCGCCGGCGGGTTTGCGTGTCCTGCGACTTCAAGGTGATCACGCTCGAAACCATCGTCGGCACGGCACGGCCCGGTCCTGGGCGGTTGCCTGGTCATGTGGTGGTGAAATGAGCGCACTTCCGCAGGGTCCCTTCAATGTCATTTACGCCGACCCGCCATGGCGGTTTCAGTCATGGTCCGAGGCCGGTGAGGATCGCAGCGCAGTCCAGCATTATGACTGCATGGATCTTGAGGCCATTGCGGCCTTGCCGGTGGCTGATATAGCCGCCGAGGATGCGGCGCTCTTCATGTGGGTTATCCAGCCGATGCTGCCCGAGGCGCTGCAATTGATCTCGGCCTGGGGATTCACCTACAAGACCGTGGCCTTCGCCTGGTTCAAGATCAAGGGTGATCCTGATCAGCAGTTCCTGTTTGCCGACTCCGGTTCGGTCCGCAAGGGGATGGGCTATCACACGCGCTCCGGCATGGAGCAGTGCTGGCTTGCCACGCGCGGGCGTGGTTACGACCGCCTGACCAAGGGCGAGGCGCAGGCCCATCTTGAGGGCATCCGCGAACATTCCCGCAAGCCGGATCACTTTGCAGACGCGATCGTGCGGCTCACCGGCGACGTGCCGAAGCTTGAAATGTTCGCCCGCACCCAGCGCCCTGGCTGGAACTCCTGGGGCAATCAGGTCGACAAGTTCGCGGAGGTGGCGTGATGGATCCCCGCCTCACCATCGTCACCAATCACCCGGCACGCGCAGTCCTGGCCGTGCTCGGCGTCGATGCTGCGCCCGAATGGGTGCGTGTGATCACCCGGGCCGAGGATTCGGCTCACCTGGCACCCGGCTCGCGGGTGATCGGTCAATGGTTTGAGCCGCGCAAATACCGCTCCGCACTTGAATGGGCCTGGATTGAGCGCAAGGCGCGCGGCGATCTGATGGGCCTGTCGGTGGAGGATTGCGAGAGGCTTGCAGAGTGGGCCGAGCGCCGCGGAACGCGGTCTGATGTGGATTCGAGCCTGGCCGCCGCAACCAGCGGCATGGTGATCAGCGAACGGAGGATCTCATGAGCATTCATCTTGATGTCATCGGTGAGCGGCCATGATCGAGGATCACGCCGTCACCTGCCGCTTTGGTGTTCCGCCGCGTGTCCGGGCGCGGCCAGCGTCTGGGCCTTTCGGAAGCCTTGCCGCCATTTCACCGGGGTTTGATGCGCTGCCCGCCCCGGAACAAGCGGCCGCCGTGAACCTGTTGCTCGAGCGCGGAGAAAAGCCTGCGGCCATTGCGGCCGGTCTTGGCCGCTCTCGCCGCCAGATCGAAGCCCTGCGAGATCTTCGCTGCAGGCCACTCCCAGCCGCCTTCCTGCGCGAGGAGCCGGCACCGCGCCCTGTGCCCGGTCTATTTTTGCGGCCGTTGCCCGCCACTGCAAAGGCAACGGTGAGTGACAGGCTCGCTGATGCTGCGCTGCTGGCTGTCGATCGGCTGCGAATTGCGGCGGGTGTCGATCCTGACGCCGAGTTCGAGATGACGATGGATGAGCTGTGCCAGGCCTGCGACGTTGGCCTGCCCGCCGGGCGGCGTCGGGTCGGGGAGCTTGAAAGCCGCAAATGGCTCAGGCGCAAGATCCGCTCGGGCCTGCCGCAGCTGGTCATGATCGCCCTTGCCGGTCGCTGTCGCCTGGCCGCTCTTGCTGAAGCCAAGGGCCTACAAAACAAGGGGAGGGCAAAGTGATGGTCCGCCTCAAGCCACATGAGCGCCCGCTCTACATCATCGCACCAAGCCTCGCCCAGTGCCACCGTGCGGCTCTCGCCCACGGGCTCAACCCGGAGCGGATGGAAAACGTGCGCTGCATCACGGCCGCCAGCCAGCTGCGCGGCACCCGCGCCTGCACGCCTTTCATCACCCATGAGCGCTCGACCTGGGTGCGCGCCATGCCCGACGTCTTCAATCTCGACCAGGCAGTCGACCTTCTGGTGCGCACCGGCCGCCTGCGCGTTGCCGCATCCGATGACATCGCCGCCGTTCGTGGCCAGCGTGTAGAGGCTGCGGAGTGAGCGGTGGAATCTGCCTAATTTCCCAATCTGGAAAAGGAGAAAGAGCGTGAAGAACAAGCTTCATGACCTCAACAACCATCTGTTTGCACAAATCGAGCGGCTTTCCGATGAGGATTTGACGCCAGAGAAGATTGACCAGGAGGCAAAGCGCGGGGAGGCCATCGTTTCGGTGGCTGATCAGATTATCCGGAATGCCGAATTGCAGATCAAGGCGGCAAAGCTTGTGGCTGAGTATGGCGAGAATCCTGCTCCCTATCTGCCGCAGATAGAGGCGCGACGGTCATGACCAGGCGCGGGCGTATCCTCTATTCACAGGCTGAAATGGCCTGGCTTGAAGCAAACCGCCTGATGATAATCAGCGATTATCATGCTGCATTCGTGGCGAGGTTCGGGCGCTCCGATGTATCGGCTGCGCATCTTCATGCACTTCGTAAGCGCAAGGGCTGGCTTGTTGGTCGCGCTCCGGGCCGGTTTAAGGGGCGGCGGATCAAGTATTCCGATGTGGAGATGGAATGGCTTCGCGCGAACGGCACTTTGCCGATCGGTGACTATCATCGTGAGTTTCTCAAGGTATTTCCCCGCGAAGATGTGACACGCGAAAACCTGCATGCGTTGCGCAAGCGTGAGGGCATGAAAACCGGGCGGACCGGACGATTTGAAAAGGGTGCAGTGCCTGCAAACAAGGGCAAGACCATGCCCTTCAACCCGAAAAGCGCCGCCACCCAGTTCAAGACGGGGCAACTGCCGCACAATCACAAGGGTGCCGGGCATGAACGTATCGACAGCAAGGATGGCTATGTCGTCCTGATCGTTGATGAGCCCAATCCATGGACCGGAGCCGCAACCCGACCTGTGCACAAGCATCGCTGGTTGTGGGAGAGGGCAAACGGCCCGATCCCTGATGGCTATGCCCTCAAATGTCTTGATGGAGACAAACTCAACACTGATCCAGAAAACTGGGAGCTGGTGCCGCGCGCCATGCTGCCGCGGTTGAGCGGGCGCTTTGGGCGAGGGTTTGACAGCGCGCCGCAAGAGCTGAAGCCAACGATCATGGCTGTCACCCGACTTGAGCACGCCGCACGGAAAAAGCAGACCGAGGCTGCCGAATGAGCGAGATCCTCGATCTCTTCGTCGAGCGCGCGCGCGAGGTAACGATAGGTGAGGCTGCGCCCCGTCTTGGTCTGGCGCTCAAGGGCAGGGCGGCCGAGCAGGCCATGCCTTGCCCGCATTGTGGCGGCAAGGACCGCTTTGCGATCAACACGGCCAAGAACAAATGGAATTGTCGCGGTGGCTCCACCGGCGGCAATGATGCGATCGGCATGGCGGCGCATATTAGGGGCCTCGATGTCGGCCGGCGGCCCGAATTTCTTGAAGCCTGCGGTGCGGTACTGGGCGAGGCAGTGCCTGATGGGGCCGAGCAGCTGAGCGAGGAGCGACGCGCGGAGATCCGCGCGGAAGCAGATGCCCGTGCCGAGAAGGCTGAACGCGAGGCCGCGGCCCGCGCCCGTGAGGCCGGCGAGTTTCGCGAAAAGGAGCTCGCGAAATGCCGGGGGATCTATGAGGCGGCAACGCTCGGTCTCGGCACTTCGCCAGCAGCCCTTTATGTGAAGGCCCGCACCGGGCTGCCGATGTCGCGCATGGCGCTGCTCGGTGTGGCCGGTTTCGCTGACCGCCTGACCTATTGGCACGGCAGGGATGAGCGCGGCAATCCACGCGACCTGTGGTGCGGCCCAGCGCTCGTGCTGCCCTTTGTCGATGGCGAGGGCCATCTGATCGGCATCCACCAGACATGGATCGACATGGACAATGGCCCGAAATTCCGGCCACACCTGGTCTGCCCGGAGAAGGGCGAGACGCTGCCCACCAAGAAGATGCGCGGATCCAAGAAGGGCGGGCTGTTACCGGTGGCGGGCGAGATGAGCGCCAGCCGCTGGGTTGTGGGGGAGGGGATCGAGAATGTGTGCGCCTGGCTGGCGGCGGAACTCGATGATGACGACGCTTTGGCGCGCGCGACCTTCTATGCAGCCGCCGGCGATATCGGCAATTTGGCGGGTGCTGCCGCGCGCACCGGGCGCTTTGCCCACCCACATGAGAAGCAGGTCGATGCCAAGGGAGTTACCCGGCCGGTGATGATGCCGAGCCCAATTCCGGACCCTGTCCGGATCTCCGAGGGTTTTCCACTCGGGCCTCATGTGCGTGAACTGCTTTTTTTGGGTGATGGAGACTCGGAGCGGGTTTGGACCGAAGCACACATGAGCCGAGCTGAATCTCGAGCTCGACTTATTTCGCCAGGTATCGACGTGGCAACGAGATGGCCGCCAAGTGGGCACGATTGGGCTGAGCAAGCCCTGCTCGGCGATATCGGAGATGCGATCGCTGCGTCGAAATCCCCGGACCCCTTTTCTGGCGCTTCTCTAGGTGATGAAACTGGTGCAGAAAACGCCGACAGTGGCGACGGGAAGGGAAATGGCGAATTTTCGCCAGGGCGGGAACCCGATCGGCCTTCACTGGGCGATCTTGTCGCCAGTTGTGCCGTGCTCGATCACTCCGACACGGACAACGCCAAGCGATTGCTCAAACATTTCGGCACGGACCTGCTGGTGGTTACCCAGTCCAAGGCCAAGAGCCCGTTCTATGCGGTCTGGACCGGCACCCACTGGGACACTGACAATGGTGGCCCGCGATCGCTCGCCCTGGCCCAGCAGCTGGGCGATCTGATCATGATGGAGGTCGAGCACATCAACCCTACGCCTGGTGAGCAGGCGGCGATCGATGCTGGCAGCCAGTTCCTCGAGAAGCCCGACGATGAGCTTGGCAAGCCGCAAATCAAAGCCAAGCGCCTGGCCGAGGATGCCAACAAGGCATGGATGAAGCGTCGGGCCGGACGGGCAAGCTTTGCGGTCGGCTCGAAGAACCTCGCGAAGATGAACGCCATGCTCTCCTGCGGAGCACCGCACATCATGCGCGATCCTGATCACTTCAACGCCGATCGCTATTCCTTTGCCACGTTGAACCACACCATCCGCTTTGCGCGGGAGACTGTCGCGGTGCCTGCGCAATCGGACGCGGAGGAGGATGGCGAGGCGGTGCGCGCCGTGGTGGCGGTGCGTGAGGGCCATGCCCGCGCCGATCTGATCACCCAGCTGGTGCCGGTCGATTATGATCCGAAAGCCCGATGCCCGCGGTGGGAGGCGTTTCTCACCCGCATGCTGCCGGATGCGGAGGTGCGAAAGCTGGTGCAGATCGCCTTTGCGCTCGGCTTGGTCGGCGTGACCGTCCAGAAGCTGTTTTTCCATTATGGCTCGGGCGCCAACGGCAAATCGGTCGCCATGGAGGTGATCTGCCGCTTGCTGGGCTCTGCCTCGGTCACGCTGCCTGCCACATCCTTTATCGGCGAAAGCAACACTGGGGGCTCTGCCTCTCCCGATATTGCCCGGCTCTATGGCCGGCGCTTCCTGCGGGTGAAGGAATTGCCGCAGGGCGAGGATCTCAAGGAGAACCTGGTCAAGGAGGTGACCGGTGGCGAAGCCATCACGGCTCGCGACCTGCATCAGGGCTATTTCGATTTCGATCCGCTGTTTACCCCGCATATGAGCGGCAACGGTTACCCGCGGATCACCGGCATGGACAACGGCATCTGGCGGCGCATGTGCGTGATCCACTGGCCTGTGCAGCTCACAGTGGATGAGCAGCGCGACTTCGAGGATGTGATGGCGGAGTTCGAGGTCGAATTCCCTGGCATCCTCAACTGGATGATCGAAGGCATGCGCATGTTCCTCGAGGAGGGGCTGGTAATCCCCGAAGCGGTGGCGCGGGCCACCCAGGATTACCGTGACGAGATGGACCCGACAGCGGCCTTCTGCGCTGCCTGTGTACGGCCTTCACCATGCGACAAGCTGACCGCCAAGGACTTCTACCACGCCTATGTGAACTACACGGTCGACCAGGGCGGCAAGCCGATCTCGCTGACGCGGTTCGGGCTGATCATGAAGCGAAAGTTCGAGCGCGAGGAGGGCCGGACCAATCACTATCTGGGCATTGTGCTGGTCGACGTGCCGGGTGACTCGGGTGATCCGCAAACCGCGCCGCCCGGCCATTGGGACGATATACCGCCGATTTAGGCCAAATTCTGCACCAGTTTGCACCAGTAGCGCACCAGTTCGCGATAGTTTCCAAAGGGGGTTTGGGGGAATGAAAACAATGGCTTGCACCAGTCTGCACCAGTTTTGCCACCCCTATATGCGTGAGAGAAAACAGCGAAAGCAAAAAAGTCTAATGCGTATAGACCTCAAAAACTGGTGCAAGTGGTGCATGCCATTGAAATATATATAGAAAAACTATCGCTTAAACTATCGCAAACTGGTGCAAACTGGTGCAATCGATCAAAACAGGATCAGACGCCATGAAACAGATCGACATCATCAAGCTTCTCGAATGGGCCTATCGGAATGAACTGCCAAAGGCTGAGCGTGGCGGGCAGGGCCTGCGCGCCTCGGCGCCATCGTCCTGGGGAATGGTGGCGGACTTCGGTGTGCTGGGCACCGTGATCGATGCGCCGCTCAATCCCTATGGCGTCGTTGCCGTGGGCATGGATGAGGGTGATCCGCATCCTGACGCCCTGATCGTTGGTCATGCGGTTGCAAAGCTTGACGCCGTGCGCATCTCGATTGGAGATGGCTGGACACCATTCCCTGAATGGGCAGACGCGGATGGGCTGGTGGCTGAAGCGGTCAGGCGGATCCGCCCGCGTCTCGCCTCGATGTCCGGCCAGGAGATCCAGGCCACGCTGATTGCCCGCGCCGTGCTTGGCCGCAAGCCGGACTGGCGAGGAGATGAGCCGCGCAGGACGATGGTGATGCGTGGCGGCACGCCTGCCTGGTTCGTCAAGGTGCCGGGTCACGATGCCTATGGCCGCCCTGCCGAGCATGAGCAGGACGGGTTCAACCCGAAGAGCCGCCGGCCTCGCCCCGGCGCCTATCGCAAATATCGCCTGACCGATGATGTGGCGGGCCTCGCAATCGACCGGTTTCGCCGCACGCTGTGGGCCTTGGCGGTTCGCCATGTGGCGCATCAGGTGGCGAGCGGCGCGCATGGCCATCTTTCAGGCCATCAACTGACCGGCGAGGTGCCCACGCTCGCGCCCTGGGCTGTTGTCGCCGGGCTCGGCGGGCAGGGGGACCCCTTCCACTCTGTGTCGCTATTTTCTTGACGTGCGACCAAAACTTGACAATGGTCATCTCACCCTGAAAAGGACAAATCAGACCCGCTGGCAACCCCGGCGGGTTTTTTCGTTGGAGATCCCCGCGTGGCTGGCGCTCAACTGAAGATCGACGCAAGCGACTTCCGCGTCCTCGGCGCAGCCATCCACCGCCTGCCGGCAGAGTTGAAGGCAAAAGCCTTTCGGTCTGCAGTCAATCATACCGGCAAGAAGGCCCGCACACAGATCGCGCGGCTCGCCGCAAAATACGCGGGCCTGCCCTATCGCTTCACGCGCGATGCATCGCAAATGCGTCTGACCGGTGATGATGTCGAGATCAAGCTCCGCTCGCGCTGGATATCGCTGGCGCAACTCGGGCCACGGCAGACCCGCAAGGGTGTAAGTGTTCGCGGTCGCGGATCATATGCCAGCGCATTCATTGCCTGGTCCAAAATATCCGGTGGTCAGGCAGTCCTGATCAGGAAGGGCTCGGCGCGCACACCTGTCCGCGAGCTCTATGCAGCCAACCCGGCTCACGCCATGGGTGCTGACCGTCACGGTGAGTTCCAGCGGATGGCCGAAGAGATCATGGCTCGAGACTTCTCGCCGCGACTTCTCCATGAAATCAGCCGTCGTCTCGCCCGCCTCTCTGGCGGCTGACCGACCTCGAAGAGTGCATGACACAAGGCCGATGGCCATGGGTCCTTCCCCCCTCCCAAGCGACGCGGGGCGGGACGACCCCGAAATTTCGCTAGGATTTTGAATTGAAAAGCCGGGTTGCGACGGTTGCGGCGGTTGCGGCTTTGGCGTTGCGGGTTGCGCACAAATGGAAAGGGTGCCGGATCACGGCGATGATATGAGCGACGGTGTTTGGCTGACGGTTTCCGAGATTGCGAGGCGCAAGGGCGTTTCGCATCAGGCGGTTTCCAAGCGCGTGAAATCGCTCGAGGCCGACGGCAAGGTGACCCCGAAGCGCGAAGGTAAGAAGACGCTCGTCGACCTGGTCGAATATGACCGGGCCGTCGGAGACTTCGGTGACGCGACCCGCGAGGCCGCCGCTGAGACTGTCCGCGCGACCAAGCAGGAGCCACCGGCCGTCAAGGCCAGCCATCTGCCCGACGGCATGCGCGACGCGCAGCTTGAGCGGGTGCGTTACGAGGCCCGGATGAAGGCCCTCGACTATGCCGAGCGGACCGGCCAGCTTGTGCCGGTGTCCGGCCCCGGAGGCGTCGAGGATGCGATGGTCGTTGCCGCCGAGAAGATCCTCTCGGTGCTCGATCTCACGCTTCGCGCGACACCCGGCATCGTCGCTGCAGCGCGCGAGGGTGAGCCAGCGGCAAGGCGCGAAATCAAGAAGGTCATCCATGCCCAGCGCATGGCGATTGGCGAGGCCATGCGGCTTTTGGCCGATGAAGGCCGCAAGGTCGAAGCAGATGGCGGATTAGCCGCCGATATCGATGTCGATCTTTTCCAGGGAATGATCTGATGCAAGTGACGTTGAAGCGCGCACCGCTGGTGATCGTCGCCGGGGTTCTCGCTGCGCTGATCACGCCTCCACCCCTGATGACTCCCTCCGCGCTTGCCGCCGAGATCATGACTGTGGCCGACGGTCCGCGCGCGGGCGAACTTTGGGATCCGAACGAGACCCCCTACATCGTCGAGCCACTGGATCTGATGGCGCCTGGTTCCGGCGTCAACGAGATCGCGGTGAGGAAATCCGCGCAGACCGGGTTCACGACCATGCTCCTGGCTGCGGCTGCCTATATCATCGATCGGGATCCGTGCCGGGCAATGATCGTGCAGCCGACATCAGGGGCACTGTCGGATTTCAACAAGGACAAGCTGACGCCGACGCTCGAGCAGTCGCCGGTCCTTGCAGCAAAGATCAAGTCGCAGACCAGCCGCTCGGGCGACGCATCGACCGTCACGTCGAAGCGGTTTCAGGGCGGCTCGATCACACTCGCAATCGCCAACTCGGCGGCAGACCTTCGGTCGAAGACCGTCAAGGTGGCGCTTTGCGACGAAATCGACGAGTACCCGGACGATCTCGACGGTCAGGGCGACCCGATGGCAATGATCGAAGCGCGTCAGGAATCGTTCCTGATGTCGGGCGAGTGGCTTCGCGCTTACGTCTCGACGCCAACCGTCAAGGCGGTATCTCGGATCGACGCGCAATGGGAGCGATCGGACAAGCGTTTCTGGCACATGCCGTGCCCGGGCTGCGGAGAAATGTTCCGTTTCGAGTTTGATCGGAAATATTTCAGGTTCAAGGCGGACTGGCCGCATGAAGCGCACTATGCGACGCCGTGCTGCGGTTCGATCATCGAGGACGCCGACAAGGTGGCCGTCATGAAGCGCGGCCGCTGGATTGCCACTGACCCGCGTCCTGGTGCCATCCATGGCTATCACTTCGACGCGCTGTCATCGCCGTTCGTGCCATTCGACAAGATCGCTTCGCGGTTCGTCGGAGCCGAGGGCGACCCGATGAAGATGAAGGCGTTCTACAATCTGACACTCGGTCTCGCCTACGAAATGAAAGGCGACGCGCCGGATCATGTACGTCTGATGGAACGCCGCGAGAAGGATCTCAAGCGCGGATATATCCCCGCGCGAGGCTTGATCCTCACCGGGTCCGCCGACGTGCAAATGAATGGCATCTGGTATGAAATTGTCGCCTGGGCGTCGAACCGGGAGAACTGGACGGTCGACGCCGGCTATATCGACGGCGCGACCGATGATCCTCACGGCGGTGCGTTCGTCAAGCTCGAGGAAATCCGCCAGACGCAATGGCCGGATGCCTTTGGCGGCGCTCGCACGGTTGATAGCTTCGGCGTCGATTCGGGCTATCGCAGCCATGTGGTTTACACCTGGGTTCGCGGCAAGGCGGCGACGTTCGCACTCAAGGGCATCGACGGATGGTCAAAACCAGCGCTGGGCGCGCCAACGCCGGTCGACATCAATTTCAACGGCCAGCGGGTTCGCCGTGGCGCCATGGTCTGGGGTGTCGGCACCTGGCCGCTCAAGGGGGCGATCTACGCGGATCTGCGCAAAGAGGGGGTCGCCGCCGGCAAGGATGAGGACCCCGCCGGCTATGGCCATTTCGGCGACTGGATGGATGAGGTCTATTTCCGTCAGATCACATCAGAGTACCTGTCAAACGAGAATTATCGCGGCCGGGTCCGTCGGGTGTGGAAAGTTCGGAACGGAGAGGAAAACCACCTCTTTGACTGCCGCGTCTACAATTATGCGCTGGCGGATTATCTTGGCGTTTCGCGAATGACGGCCGAACAATGGGCAACGCTCGCCGGCCGCCGGGGCGTGCCGCAGGAGGTTGCGAACCCGGACATGTTCGCGCCGGAGCCAGTGAAGGTGGCAAACGCGGCGCCTGTTGCGGCCAAACCCTCGGCGGTTGAAGCGGCCCCGCGGCCAACTCTTAGCGACGACCAGGACGCCTGGATATCGAATGCAACCGGATGGTGGGACGACTGATGGCCTGGACACAGACAGACCTCGACAAGATCAGCGCCGCTATTGCATCCGGAGCAAAGCGCGTGCGGTTTCAGACCCATGAGGTGGAGTATCAGAGCGTCGCCGAGATGTTGAAGGCCCGTGACCTGATTGCGGCGGAGCTCAATCCATCAAGCGACCTGGGCGGAGCAATGTTTGCCCAGTATGGGAGCGACTACTGATGAACATCGTCGATAAGGCCATAGCCTATTTTGCGCCGAACGCTGGCGTTAGGAGAGCCGGCGCCCGTCAACTGCTTGAGCAGACAGAGAAGCGCGAATACGCGGCTGCAGGATCGGGGCGACGGAACTCCGGATGGCGCGGACGTAACACCTCGGCGGCGACAGAGGTCTCCGGCTCGCTATCGTTTCTCATGGCGCGGTCGCGCGAGTTCGTGCGCAACAGCTGGCAAGGACAACGAATCCTCGACGTGCTGACTTCGCACGTCATCGGCACCGGCATCATGACCGTTCCCAATACCGGTTCTGACCGAATTGACAGGATCTATCGTCTGGCTCGTGAGGAATGGGAGGAAAACAGCGATGTTGAGGGCGTTCTCGATTACGGCGGGCAGCAGGCCATGGCGCTGCGGTCGATGGCAGAATGCGGCAACAGTGTCATTCGCCATTTGACGGACAGCAACCAGGACACGCGCCGGCGCATCGTGCCGCTTCGCCTACAGGGTATTGAGGGCGACCAGATCGACACGTCGCGTGACACCTTGTCGGGTGTGACGAGAAACGCTGATGGGGAGCGTGTGCGACTCGGCGTGAAGTTGGGCGAATGGAACGAGCGCCAGGGGATGTACCTTCACAAGATGCACCCGGGTGAACAGGGTGTTGCGAACGTGGAAGCTTCGACGCTGGTTGAGTGGAACGATCTTTGCCATCTCTACCGGCCTCTCCGATTTGGGCAATTGCTTGGCGTGCCTGTCTTTGCGCCCATCCTGATGACCGGCCGCGACATACAGGATCTTATGGACGCTGCGATTGTCCAGCAGAAGGTGCAGGCCAGTTTTGCCGGGTTTCTCCGGCGTGCACCCGGCGAAGCCAACCCCTTCGCGACTGAAAAAACGGACGGCGCCGACGGCAAGTCGCAGACTGTGACCCAGATCAGGCCGGGGCAAATACAGGACATTGGAGACAGCGAAATCGTATTCTCGAATCCGTCGGGAACGTCCGTTTTCGGTGAGGCCTATCTGGCTGGAATGATGGCCATGGCGGCTGGAGCGGGTCTGACATATGACCAGCTTACGGGCGATCTACGGCAGGCGAACTATTCGAGCCTTCGGGCTGGCAAGATCGAGTTCCGCCGCCTGGTGGAACAGATGCAATGGCACATGGTGGTGCCGATGATATGCCGCCCGGTGGATCGCAAGTTCGAGGAGATGGGCCTCATGTCCGGTGTTCTGCCTAGGCGGAAGGGCGGATATCGCGTCGACTACGTGATGCCAGCCGTCGAGCCGATCGATCCCAAGAAGGATATGGAGGCGGATATTCTTGCTGTCCGATCAGGGCGGATGTCGCCACAGGAATTCATTTCGGCGTGGGGGAGGGACTGGCGCAAGGTCGTCACCGACTTCGATGCCTTCTTCAACTTCTGCAACCAGAACGCTTTGGAGGGTCTGATGTTCGACATCGACCCCAGGCGACCGGCGAATGGCGGTGTCAATGCGCCGCGGGCAGACCAGACAGGAGCAACCGACAATGGCTGAGATTATTCGCCTGCCGAAAATGCAGCGGGACGCGGAGATCCGCGCCTCCTCCTATGATGAGCAGGACAACACGATAGAGGTAGTCTGGACAACGGGATCCACGGGCCGCCGGGTGACTTGGATGGATGGCGAGTTTGATGAAGAGCTCGTCGTCGATGACAAGTCCGTGCGCATGGATAGGCTCAATGCCGGAGCACCATTCCTGGACACGCACAATCGTTTTGGCCTCGATGCGGTTCTTGGTTCGGTGGTCGCCGGCTCGGCAAGGATTATCAACGGAACCGGAACGGCGCGGATCATGCTTTCCAGGGCCTCCGACGCGGTGGACCGGGTTTCGAAAATCATCGAGGGCACGGTGAGAAACGTCTCCGTGGCCTACAAGATTCATGGCGTCGAAAAATCGCAGCGTGAAGGAAAGGTTCCTCTGCACCGCGTGATCGACTGGGAGCCGATGGAGATCTCGGCGGTCCCGATCGGATTTGACCCCGGCGCTCAGGTTAGAAGTGCGGACGAAGACGAGCTTTACGCATGCCGTGTCGAGCATTCGATCGGAGACCGCAACACTGTGCGGCGCATGATGATGCAGATGCGCCAGAAACAATTTGTCGGGTAGCGCTAGGCGCTGCTGTCAAACCCGCCTTGTGCGGTGCCCTAAACCAGCCCCTGGGCCAGGCAATCACTAAAGGAAACCATCATGAATAAATATCGCTTTGTGGCGGTAGCCCTTGCGCTTGCCGTCTTCCCTCTCCTGGCGCTGGGTGTCATGGGCTTCGCGGCCAGCGACGCAATGGCGTCACCGGTCTCCGACTTTTTCTGGAATGGCGCTGACCATTCGCTGCGCGCAGTTGTCTTGGATCACATGTACAACGCATGGCCGGCGCTGATTGCGCTCAGGGCGGATCTTGACGGCCTTGTGAAAAAGGCAGATGAAAAGATCGCCGAGATCACGGATGAAACCGCACCCGACGCGGCGCGCTCGATCGAAAGCGAGCACAGCAAGCTGCTGGAACAGATTGCGGCGAAGCGCAAGGAGATCGCCGACGAGGAATCGCTGGGCGATCCGGCGACCCGCAATCAGCCGGTTAACCAGCCAAGCAACGCCAACGCGAACGCAGGCGACGCTGCGCGGGCGGCCGACATTCTTGATGTGGGAACGCGCGCAAGCATGGCCACTGATGTCATCCAAGAGGCGATCCGTTCGGGAATGAGTCTCGACGCATTCCGCCAGCGCGCTTTCGACCACATGACATCGCAGCAGAACGGCAATCGCACCGACCCGCTGCGGGTCCAGCGAGACGAGCAGGAGACCCGCCGCAACCTTCAGATCGAGGCGCTTTCGTACCGGATGGGCGCACCGATTCCCGCAGCCGGGCCCAGTGCGGGAGCCCGCGAGCGCATGAATGACGGACTGATCGTCCTCGCCATGGAATGCACCCAGGAGCGTCAGTATCCGCGTAATGCGCGGCAGATCGAAGAACTCTTCGAGCGTGCGGTGCACTCGACGAGCGATTTTCCGATCATTCTCGAGAACTCGCTCAACCGCACGCTGGAGCAGCGCTATGCGCTGGCGCAGCCCACCTATCGCCGAATCTCGCGCCAGCGCAATTTCCGGGATTTCCGCCCGCACACCACCGTGAAGGTGGGCGACTTTCCGCTGCTCGAGAAGATCGCCGAGGGCGGTGAAATCAGGTACGGCACGCTGACCGAAGGTAAGGAAACTCTGTCGGTGCTTTCCTATGCCAAGGCGCTGTCGGTGTCGCGTCAGCTGATGATCAACGACGACCTTGGTGCGATCAACGACATGCTGTCGAGCTACGGCCAGACGGTGGCGCTGTTCGAGGAAATCACCTTCTATGCGTCGGCTCTCAACGGGACGCTGGCCGACAACAAGGCGGTGTTTCATGCGGATCACGCCAACCTTGCCGGCTCTGGGGCCGCCATCACGGTGGCAGCGGTGGCGGCAGGGCGCGCAGCAATGTCCAAGCAGAAGTCGCTTGACGGTAATCCGCTGCTCTCCAATCCGCCGGCGCTGATCGTGACTGGTCCGGACAAGATCACCGAGGCCGAGTCCCTGGTGCGGACCATTACGCCGACCACTGTTGCAGAGGTGAACGTGTTCTCCGGTCGCCTGACCCCGTTCGACACTGCCCAGATCGCCGGGAACAACTGGTATCTGTTCGCCGACCCTTCCGTCGGCAGTAACTACCGTTGGGGCTACCTGGAAGGCTACGAGGCTCCGCGGGTGCGCCTTGATACACCCTTCGGTCGCCAGGGCATGGCCATGTCGGTCGAGCACGACTTCGGCGCAGGGGCTGTCGACTTCCGCTTCGGCTACAAGAACCCCGGCGCATAAACGCGGGCTCTGACAGCCTGATAAGCGCCGGCGGAGGTCCGCCGGCGTATTTCCCCAAACTTTCATCTCCCAGGAGACAGGACCATGAACAATTACAAGCAGCCGGGCGACGTTCTGACCGTCGCGGCACCTTCGGGCGGCGTCACCGTCAACCAGGCGGTCGTCATTGGCAACCTGCGCGGCTTTGCTGCCGCCACGGCAGCCGAGGGCGAGGATGTCGCAATCGCACGCAAGGGCGTTTTCACAACCACGATCAAGGCAACGGGCACTGCCTGGGCTGTCGGCGATCTGGTTTACCTCAAGGCAGACGGCACCGAGTTCAACAAGACTGCCTCGGGCAACACGCTGTTCGGATTCGCTGCGGCGCCGGCGGCGTCCGGCGATACCACAGCCTCCATCTGCCTGACCTGAATTTAGGCCTGGAAAGCACCCATGACAGACTTCGAGGATCTTGCAGCGCTTGCGCGGGGCACGGTGAATGCTGTCATGGGTGAAACCGTCACCATCGTGCCGGTGACCAGACAGGGCGGGGTGAATTCCTCGACCTTCATCGCTGACCCGGCCCGGGCATCATTCACTGCCGAGGCCGTGCCCTATCGCCTGTTGACGGGGTCCGCAGACGGCCGCACCGGCGGCCAGGCCATGGGCGTGAATGGTTCGGAGCGTGTTCCGTTGCATATGGCGCAGGACACGATTCTTGCAATCGACAAGCCGGCGACCAACCTGGCCGACGGCGACAGGGTGCGGCGCGCCGATGGTTCCTGGTGGGCTATGCGGGCGCCTCAGACCGATGAGGCCGGCACATGCATCCTTTCAATTTACCGGTCGAGTGAGATCGCCTGATGATGTTTTCAAGCGCGCTTCGGCTTGCGGCCATCGAGTGTCTTTGCCCGACTGCGGCGATGGCCGGTTCGGCGGCATTTCCGACGCTGGCGGGCGGCACGGTGTTCGACAGCAAGCGACCGGAGATCGGTGATCTCGACAAGTCCAAGAAATACACGCCGGTCATCTCTGTCTATTCGGGCGAGGCGACATCGACATTGCGCGGCGACGCCGCGGCAGCGAATGATCGTGCGGCGACCGCGACGCTTGAATTCGTCGCCGAGCTCGCCGAGGCCGTGCCGGCCGAAGGCGGCGAGGCTTACGCCGAGGCCATGGTCACGACAGACCAGGACGCCCGCGTCGTGCTCGATGCCCTTGTGGCGCAGATCCGGCGCACGCTTGAACATGCGCCGGCTGGTGCCCTGTTTCGCAAGATGCGGATCGGCTCGCCGGTCAAGATCACATGCGAGCCGCATGTGGTGCCGGAGCTCGATCTAAGGTTCTGCCGCACATTCGTGACCATGGAATTCAACGTGCCGGACGATGCCTATTCGGACGCGGCAGGGTTGCCGGAACCTGCGGCAACGCTGCTCGCCAGCCTGCCAACCGGATCCTATTCAAAGGCGCGTCTGACCGCTCTTGCGAGCGCCTTTGCGCAGATCAATCGCGATGCGCTGACCGAAATCACCTTCGACCCCGTCGCGGGTCCGACCGCCGGCACAACACTGGAGTGACAACCATGAAACGCTATCAACCCGCCGAAGGCGCGCCGGCGCTGCGCACCGCGGAAGGCGAAGCTTTCCCTATTGATGGGAAGATGATCGACCCGGCCCGCCGCTACTATGCGCGGATGATCGGCGAGGGGGCGCTTGAACCTGTGCCCGACAAGACACCCAAACCCGAAACCGAAGAACCGGCGGCCGTTGCCGCATCCAAGAAGGAGTCGCGGAAATGAATGTCCCCGCAAATCTCGTTGCACCCCTGTTTGCCTTCTCGGTCGAGAGCGGCGGGCAATTTGAAGACCTGGCGCCGGTGATCCTTTACGGTCACAAGACGGCCGGCGGATCCATGACCGACAACGTCAAGACCTCTTGCTCCTCGCGTAGCCAGGCCAGGGCGCTTGCCGGCAAGGGCTCGATGCTCGAGCAGATGGTCAACGTGTTCCGCAAGAATGCGCCAACACACCCGCTCTATATCGTCTCGATCCCGGCTTCCGGCACCGCCGAGATCCGCACCATCACCGTGGGCACGGTGCCCGCTGCCGGCGGCACCGGCGTGATCAACATCATGGGCGAGCTTGTTTCGATCTCGATCGCCGCCGGCGACAGCGCCAACACGGTGGCAGCCGCGATCAACGCCGCGATCAACGCCTATGACAACCCGCAGACAGGCCACGCGCTGCCCTACACCGCGACGGTTGCCACCAATGTCGTGACGATCACGGCGCGGCATGCCGGCGCCTATGCGGCAGAGATCGGCGTGAGCGTGCCTGTCCTCGACGGTGCCAACGCGCTGACCGGCGTGCTGACGATCGCCGAGGACACGGCCGGCGCAGGGACACCCGACACCTCGACCGCCAATGCGGCGATCGAGGAGGACGACTGGTCGTTCCTGATCTCGGCCTTCGGCGACGCCACCAATGTCGGCAAATACGACACCCTCCTGTCGGAGGTGTCGGGCCGCTGGAGCTATGCCAACCAGAAATTCGGCATCGCCTATTATCCGAAGCGCGACAGCCAGTCGAACCTGATCTCCTACGGAGAGGGCAAGGACACCTGGAAACTTTGCGCGGTGCCGACCTTTACCTCCGGCGGGCATTCCGAACCAGGCTATCTGTGGGTGACGGCGATGATCGGCCGCGTGGCTCCGTGGCTGGCGGGCGGGGCGACCGGTGACGTGAACCGGAACCAGACCGGCCTTGTGGTCGAGGGAATCACCGCGCCGTCAAATGGCGCCTACTGGCCGGACCTCGCGACCCGAAACGCGTTTCTTGCTGCTGGCCTGTCGTCTTGGAGCGTCAACGGCAATGGCCGGGTGGCGGTCGACAAGATCATCACCCATGCCCGCACCACCGCCGGCGTGCCGGACACCACATTCCGCGATATCCAGAAGCCGCATGCGCTGATGTATTCGCTGCGTTACATGCTGGCGCAGCTGGCGTTCGAGCATTCCAACAAGGTGATTGCCGACGACAACCCCGGCAATGTCGCATCGGTCTCGACGCCGAGCGACATTGAGGCAACCTGCTACCACGCCTATGTCGGTCTTGAGTTGCGCGGCGTGCTGGAGAATTCGGCCACTGCACTCAAGGATCTGACGGTCACCCGCAACGCCGACAATCCGAACCGTGTCGATGCGGTGGTGCCGATGGACTTCACCAACCCGCTCGACATCTTCTCCGGCCTGGCGCGGGTCTATTCGCAGTTTCGCTAACCGAAATTGACCCTGGCGCCTCGCCGCCCGGTTGATTCCACACCAACAAAGGAGCCATCCCATGGCTGGTAAAGATTACGGCGGTCAGATCCGCTTTCGCCTGTCGAGCGGCGTGACGTTCTCGCTGCGCGGCACCATGAACCTTATGACCGCCGGGCGTTCGGTCGAGGCTGTTGTCAACCAGGATCGCTCAACCGACCGGGTTGAAACCCTGACACCTTATGCGTTCGAGATTTCATTCGCCGATCGCGGCCAGGATCTCGAGGCGCTGATGAAGTCCGACCGATTCGATGCTACCTTTATCGAGGATGACACCGGCGTGTCGCACTATTTCACCCGGAGCTTTTTTGTCGGCGAGCCGACGAGCAACCGGATGAACGGCGAGGTCAGCGGGGTTTCGGGTGCTGCCGAAGCCTATGTCCGGAAGGGCTGATCGATGTCAGGTGAAAAGACTGTCCGGCTGTCGCGCCGTTACGAGGCGCATGGCCGGACTTTCGACAGCCTCACTTTCCGCGAGCCGAAGATGGCGGATTTCGAAGCGATCGGCGAAATTGCCGAACGCCAGCCTTTTGCGGCGGGTGGCGACATGGTGCTCTACCATGACGACCGGGTGTGGAGGTATCGTGACCGGTTGCTCAAGCGTGGAGATGACCTGCCTTCGGCGGCTGATCTCGGCGACCTCGACCTGGTCGACGCGATGGCGGTGAAGGATCTTGTCACCGGTTTTTTTACCCCGGCGCGGGGCAAGTCTGGCGGCGAGCCGCCGACCTCCTGATTTTCAAATTCGGGTTCAATCCTGACAGCGTCATGGAAATGACGCTGTCGAAATGTGTTTCCTGGGCCGTGCGCGGCCAGACCTTCCGGAGTTGAGCGTGAACCGCACGATCGAAGCCATGGTGCGCCTGTCGGCGAAGCTGGGGCCGATGGCTGCATTCGGCCAGATGGGCTCCAAGCTTGCGGATGTGAACCGCAAGGCTTCGGCGTTCAACAAGACCCAGGCGCTGGTTGCCCGCGGCTCGGATGCAGCGACTGCGGCAATGCTGCGCTTTGCCGCGCCGGCGGCAATCGCCTATGGCGCGCAGCGCGCGGTTCGCGAATTTGCCGGGGTCGAGCGGACGCTGACGCGCATCGGTATCAATGCCGAAGCGAGCCGTGAGCAGATGGCGGAGGTATTCAAGGAACTGCAGCAGATCGCGCAGGCCACCGCGACGCCTGTTGACAACATCGTTTCGGGTCTCGACTCTCTGATTGCCTCAGGCAAGTCGCTCGACGAGGCCATGGCGCTGATCGGCTCTGTGTCCGCCACGGCGCAGGCCGCGGGTGCGAATTTCGGCGAGATGGCGACGACGGCCGATGCGGTCTCCAATTCGTTCGGCATCGCCGGCGAGGAAATGCAGAACGCCTTTGATATCCTGGCCAAGGGCGGTAAGGCCGGTAAGTTTGAACTGCGCGACATGGCTGCGGAACTGCCTTCGCTCGCGCCGGCATTCGCGGCGCTCGGCTACGAGGGCGAGGATGGACTCAAGCGGCTGACTGCAGCGCTTCAAACGGTGCGCATGGAGACCGGCACGTCGGGCGAGGCGGCGACATCTTTCATGGATGTCTTGACCAAGATGAATTCGGTCACTGTGTCCAACAGCTTCAAAAAGCAGTTTGGCGTCGATCTCCGCAACGAGATGAAGAAGGCCAAGGCCGCCGGCGAGGATACGCTCGAGGCCTTCATCCGGCTTTCCAAAGAGGCGGTCAACGGCGACATGTCGAAGCTGCCGCTTCTGTTCACCGACAAGCAGATGTTGATCGGCATGCGGGCTTTGATGAATCATACCGGCGAGTTTCGGGATTTGCTCAAAGAACTGGGCAGCGCCGCCGGCACCGTGGGTGTCGACCTCAAGCGGGTGCTTGATGATAGCCAGGGGTCGATCGACCGGATGGCCAACTCATGGGACCGGCTCAAGACCAGCCTTGGTGAGACCATCGCGCCGACTGCGGCAAGTGTCATGGATACCGTCTCTGGAAGCCTCGACAGGGCGTCCGCTGTCAATGCCGGTCTCGAAAAGACAGGAAAGGCAAAAGGCTGGTGGGCCCGCACTGGCTGGGGCATCACCTCGAGCGAGGCCGAAAAGGATTCTATGGCGTGGGTCGGTGGTTATCGAACCGAGGAGCAGCGCGCGGCGATTGCCGGTTATGACGCCTATGCCAAATCGCGTGCCGCGGCGCCTGCTTACAGCATGCCGCGGAAGACGCTTCCGGACCTCGGTCCGGTTGTCAGGACGCGCGATGGCCAGGTGATTGGCGCGACGGCGCCGGCGCCCGTTGCTGTTCCTATGGATCCGACGGATGTGGCCATCAACCGAAGTGATGCCCATCGTCGCTATTCGATCAGCGCCGGTTCGCGCAGCGCCCCGCAGCCTGAAACCGTCTCGATTCGACAGGGCAGCCAGCTGAGTGACCTGCATGACATGTTCGACAAGTTCGACGCGCTTTATGCCAAGCCGGCGGCGGATCTGATCAAAGGCGGGGAGGACGCGGCAACCGCGATCTCGCAGGCAGCGCCAGAGGCCGGGAGTGGCTTCGGTAATGCGGCAGCGGCCAAGATAAATGCCTCGGCGGCGCAGGCCGGTGCGGTGTTTGGTGATGCAGCCGCAGCACGGATACGCGCGGCGGTCGGCGGTGGCGTCGGAGTTGGTGTAGGTAGCACAGTCTCCGGCAACCGCGGACGAACCATGCCGCAGGCCGGGCAGGCTGGAAGGGCGCAATAGAGATGGCAATGCGGGACTGGTCAAAGACGTTGCGGCGGGCGTCGTTCCGTGGCGTGTCGTTCTGGGTCGACGCGGAGGAGCCGGAGGTGGGCCGCCGCATTGTGGCGCATGAAATCTCTGGCGGCGAGGCATCGCTGACCGAGGACATGGGCGCCAGGACGAAAACGATTTTCGTCGAGGCCTATGTCGCCGGCGACCTCGCCGACGTGGCCGGCCATGCGCTGGAGCGCGCCTGTGGCGCGCCAGGCGCATCGCTCCTGATCCTGCCAATGGATGCGGGCGAGGCGGCACATTGCCTTTCCTGCGCGCGCAACCGGCGCAAGGACCGAAACGGCTTCATCGCCTATCGGCTTGAATTCATGCGGGCCGGCAGCGGCGTCTCGTTTGCGGCCAGCGGCCTCGGACAATTGCGGACGGCGTTCGATGCCGGTGTTGCCGCTGTGTCGGTGCTGATTGCGGCGCAGTTCTGATCGAGGTGACAATGGAAACGGTACTAACCATTCTCTCCGGCCTGGCGCGGGAGCTCATCCTCGATGCTGATGATTTGACGAGCGTCGATGCGCTGACCGTAGCAGCGCAGGCCGGCGGCGAAACCGGAATGGCAGCGCTGCTGCAGTTGGCGCGGCTCACCGGCGAGGCGGCGGCCGACGCCAATGCCGTGTCGGATGCGGTTGACCTGGTGCAGGACGACAGCCCGCTGTGGCGGCTCGGCGCCCTGGTGGTGGTCTGCTTTGCCGTGGTGCGCGCGGATTACCCGTCGCGGCAGGATGCGCAGGCGGCGAGGACCGCGATCAGCGCCCGGGCGGACGCGGTCTATAGTGAGGCCGGCGTCTACGGACCAGAGACAATCGAATGGCTGGTGTCGATGACAGGCGTCGCCACGCTGTATCTGTCGCGGACCGCGGCGGAAAGAGCTCCGGCGGTACGGGTGGAGACTGGCGTGTCACTGCCTTCGACGTTGCTGGCCTATGGCCTCTATGGTGATGCCGGTCGCGCTCAAGAGCTTGTTGACCGAAACCGGGTGGCCACCTCGTTGGTCATGCCGGTCAGCTTCGAAGCGGTGGCGCCGTGACGCTGGAAACGATTGTCTTTTCGGTCAATGGCAAGCCGCTGCCGCATACATCCGCGTCGCTCGACGAATCCGCCGAGGAGGCCGTCCGCACCGCGCAATTCGATGTTGCGTGGGCTGGCGCCGGTATTCCCTGCGCGCCCGATGATCTGGCGACGATCACCGTGTCCGGCGCATTGTGGGGCACTGGCTATGTGCGAGATGTGCGGCCCGGTCATGACGAAAACAGCCGGACCTATTCCGTGAGCTTTGTGTCGCGCACCTGCGACGCGACGGAATGCTCGATCGATCATCCGACCGGGCTCAAGCGCGAAGCAGATCTCGGCGATATCGCCAATGAATTCGATGTGCTCGGGGTAGGCGTCGAGGTCAAGGCAAAGACGATCAAGAAGGCCGTGCACAAGGTGCGGCCCGGCGAGACGCTGTTCGATACGCTTGAAACCGATGCCCGGGCCCAAGGTGTGCTGATCCACGACAGTCCGGAAGGCAAGCTTGTCCTGGCCGACAAGCCGGAAGGGCGCCATGCCGGTGCGCTTGTGCGGGGCGTCAACATCAAGAGTGCTTCCGCCAGCCTTTCGGGCGCGACGAGTTTTTCAAGCGTCAAGGTTCGCGGGCAGGCCTCGATCGGGGTCAGCGCGTCGGCATTGCGTGCGGAGGCGGAAGCCAAGGGCACGGCTCGCCGGCGCCGGCCGCTGATCGTTCCGTTCGAAGGCGAAGCCACATCCGAGAGGCTGAAAAAACGGGCGTCCTGGGAGGCAAAGCGGGCGAGCGGCGAGGGCGTGACCTGTCAGATCACCGTGGCCGGTTTCCGCGACCAAGGCGGGCAATTGTGGAAAGCCAACTGGCTGGTCGAGGTTGACGACGACTGGCTCGGCATCAGCCAGGACATGGTGATCGCCTCGGTCAAGCTTGAGCAGGGCAGCGGCGGCACCGCGGCCACGCTGTCCCTCAAGGATCCGCGCGCGCTGGGCGGAGACAATCCGCGCGGCAAATCGAATGCGGCCTGGGGTGCTCCGGGCGCGGCTAATGCAGATTACCGGGAAGGCTGAGAGATGTTTGACGGCAATCTGACGCGGTTCGAGCTCGACGGAATGGTCGAGCACCGTGAAGGCCAGCAGTTCGTCAATGGAAAAGGGTTTACCGGCGACAGTTTCGAGCGTGTGCACCGGATCGAGCCGCACGGCTTTGCCAGCAACCCGGTCAAGGGCGGCATAGGCGTCGCCATGTCGGCGCGCGGCAATCGCGATTCGGCCTATCTGTTCGGCGGCGAAAACCCGTCGATGCGTCCGGACATCGCGCTTGGTGGTGCGGCGATCTATGACCACACGGGCAACATTGTCTCGGTGGTGCAGAAAGACATGCGGATCGTGCACTCGGCCAAGGTGCATATCATCGCGCCGGAGATCATCCTAGAGGGTGTGGTCTATCTCGGCGGGCCGGGCGCGTCTCGTCCGGTCTCGGCGGAAGGAACCGTCGACAGCGCAGGCGACACCGACGCCAGCAATTTCGCCACCGGGGTGTTTGCGACATGAAGATCATTCCGCTGTCGCCGGCGGCCGAACCGCTTCTCGATCCGGACCTGGTCTGGGACGGTCGCATCGGCGATCTGGTGACCACGCCGATCGACGACCCGGTCAACCCGGGCGGCTTTCGTGCAACCCAGGCGCTGGCAACCGCTATCCTGATTTGCCTGATGACGGACGCGCGGGCCGACGCCACCGAGTTGCGCGAGGGCGATGTCAACCGAGGCTGGCCCGGCGACAGTTTTGACAGGGATTTCGACGAGCCGCCGCTCGGCTCGAAACTCTGGCTTTTGCGGCGCCGGGCGCTGACCGGCGAGGTTGAGACCCTGGCCGAGGATTACACGCGCGCCGCCCTGCAGCCGTTGATCGACCAGGGCGCCGTGGCGCGCTTCGATGTGGCTGCCAGTGCCGACAGGGCCAAATCCACGCTTGTGCTTTCGATCGCTGGCTATGGCCGCGACGGAAGCCAGGTCCACGACCAGAAATATGCAGTTTTGTGGGAGCAGTTGAATGGCGTTTCCGATCCGCTCGCTTGACGAGATTTCGGCCTCGGTTCGCGGGGCCATGCGGCAATATCTGCCCGGCACCGATGCCAGCCTCAAGCAGAACGTGCTGCGCGTCATTGGCAAGGTTCAGGCATTGCTGGCGCATGAATACGAGTTGCGGCTCAAATGGATCTTCAACCAGGTCTATCTGTCGACGGCGACCAGCGAGGCGATCATCCGGCTCCACTGTGCCGAATACCGCATTCTGCAAAAGCCGGCCTCGGCGGCTTCCGGCGAGATCACCGGGATCGGGCAGGCCCACAAGGCCTATCCAGCCGGTGTTCGCTTTGTTTCGGCCGGCGTCACTTATGTGACGACTGCGCCGTTTACCGCCAATGCGGTCGGCGCATTTACCGCAAGTGTGCAGGCAGAAAGCTCCGGGGCTACGACCAACCGCGACGCGAGCGCAGAATTGCTGCTTGCCGATCCGGCGCTCTATCCGACGCTGCCTGAAAAGGTGTCTGTCGCTGATGGTGGCCTGGGCGGTGGCGCCGACATCGAGCCGATCGAGGATCTGCGCGCCCGCGGGCTCAAGCGCAAGGCATCGCCGCCGCAAGGTGGCGCATTGCCGGATTATGAAAACTGGGCGCTCGAGGTGCCGGGCGTGGTGAGCGCCTGGGCTGCGAATTTCGCGGGCGGGTTCAACACGATCGGCGTCTGGATCCTGTTCAAGGATCGCGTGAACGGCATCCCGACGCCTGCAGACCTGGCGGCGGTGGATGCTTATATCGCCAGCCTGCGGCTTGTGCGGTCGCGATATTACACCATGGCGCCGCTTGCCAAGCCGGTCGATCTTTCGATCACCCTGTCGCCTGACACGGCCACCATGCGAGCGGCCGTGACCGAGGCGCTGACACAGTTTTTCGATGCGACGCGAAAGGACACGCGGCTGCGCCCCGGTTTGCCTGATGATCCTTTCACCTTGCCGCGCGCGTGGCTGTCGGAGGTGATTTCGACCGTTCCTGGCGAGACCAGCCACATATTGAACACGCCCTCGGCTGGCTCGGTGTTCCAGCCCGGCGAGTTGCCGGTGCTGGGCACGATCACGTGGTCGTGATGACGGCGAGGGGATAAGCCATGTCGACCTGGCACATCAATACCGACTGGGCGGAGTTTTTCGCGCCCGACGGCGGACCGGAATTCTGGATTGATCCGGATGACGGGTTCACTGACCCGGACATTGACCCGCGCGATGTCCTGTCCGCACCGGATGTCGAAGGGCTTCTGTTTTCAGGCCTGTCGCTCTGGCCGCGTGGCGCTGCCTGGGGAACGCCCGATGGCGAGGCGCCCGGCACGGCAAGCGTTATCGCGAAACTGACGCGGGCACTGCTTTCGCCGTTCGCCGATCTCTACGCCAAGGCCTGGCGGGTGACCGAGGAATCGCGGTCCGCGTCTCTGGTCGATAGCCTTGAGGATTGGGAAGCCGATTTCGGGCTTCCATCCGCATGTGCCGGCGAGGCCCAGACGCTTGAGGCGAGGCTCGCAATCTTGCGGGCGCGCGTGGCGCGGCTTGCCACTATCACGCCGGCCGATGTGATCCGTCTTGCGGCCCGGCTCGGCTATGTGGTGGCCATCGAGGAACCCGATGCGTTCATGGCCGGCGAGGGCTCTTGTCTGGGACTGGGTGAACTGTCGGATACAACGCTCGAGAGCCAATGGGTGATCCTGGTGCGCGATGCGCCGTTCGAGCAGTTTGAGGCCGGCATAGGCGAGACCGGTGTCACCCGACTGCTCGATTTCAACCATGACATGCTGGAATGCGAAATCCGCCGGGTCAGCCCGGCATGGACAATCGTTGTCTTCAATTACGCCGAACAGCCGATCGCGCCGGCGCTTGCAACCGAGGACGGCGTTTTGATCGTGACCGAAACCGGCAAGGTGCTGGTCATGCCGGTTCTTGCATCATCCCTAACCTGACGGAGAGACTCCGATGAAATACATTCCACCGGCTGGTGAAGCTGCCGATGCATCCTATGTTGACGGCAATCGCAGCGCAGGCACCAAAGGGTCGGTTGTCCCGGCTGCTGCGGTCGAGCACCCGCAGCGCGAGATCCAGGAGGTGATCAGCTTTTTCGGGCTGACGCCATCGACGAGCGATCTGGCGCAGTTGCGCAAGGCGATCGAGGCCGCCATCCTGGCGGCGACGGGTGGCGGGGATACGTCACAATATCTGCTCATCACCCAGGCCCGCGCGCGTCTGCCGATCTTTCCTGATGTGCAGAGTGCGGATGGCAAGATCAACGTGACCAGTCCGACCGGTGGCACGGTGCAGGTGCCGACCTCGGTGAATTTCCAACATCGCGGCATCTATCCGATCTCGACCTCGGACTACATCGAGGACGACCGGACGTTTACAACGCTCGCCAACAAGACCTATCATTTGCGCTGGAACCCGACCGACGGGTTCGTGCTCGAGGATCTGGCTGATAGCGGTTACAACCCGTCGGTGCTGGCCGAGACCGATGCGAGCTTTGATTCCACCTATGACGACATGCTGGTTTCCCGGGTTGTTACCAGCGCGGGCAATGTCGCGACGATCACCAATCTGGTCAACCTCGACAGGCTGATGTGGATGAGCCTTGATCAGGGCGCGGTGACGGGTCCGCTTACAGGCAACGGCTACAGCTACACCGTCACAAAGACGCCCAACTGGGCAAGGACTCCAAAGCTGGTCATTCCATCCGGGTCCTTGAGATTCAACACCGTATCTTCAGGCACCATCGAGAGCTTCTCCAATGAGTGCGGCATAACGGCTTACGACCGGTACTCGACGACCGCTGTCGTTGCCTCTGACTACACGGCCTCGATGACCGGAACCGGCGGTGTTGGCGCCATTCGCCTCAATTTGATGGGATAACAACATGGTTGATAGCATCACAATCGCTGGGTTGCCAGCGACCGCGTCGCCGTCGGTAGACCATCTCATTCCGGCAATGAAGGATGGCGTTACGGTCTATTTGTCGGGTGCGCAGATCGTGGCGCTGGCCCAAGCGGCAATCCGCGATGGCGCACCCGAAGCTCTCGACACGCTCGACAAGCTCGCGGCGGCGATCGGCGATGATGCCAATTACGCGGCTTCGGTTGCAGCGGCTATCGCTGCAAAGGCGGATCAGACCGCACTTGATGCCGTGGCTGGCGATCTCGCAGACCTCGCTGCAATAGTGAACCCGGCGCCTGACGCGATCCTAGAGCACCAGCTTGCATCCGGCACGAGCGGCGGGACGCCTACAGCGACTGCATGGACCAAGCGGCCGATCAACACGGAGGTGTCTGACCCTGGTGGGATCGTGTCGCTCGCGTCAAGCGAGTTCACGGTCACGGTGGACTGCTACTGCGAGGCCTTCGCCCAGTTCTACACCTCGTCCATCACCAGATTGCGCCTGTACAATGTGACGGATGCCGCTGTGGTCAATCAAAGTCTGACAGACTATTTCATCGCCACATACAATGTCGGTGGTACAAGCGCAGTCCAGGGGCTTCTGGAGGCAGGGAAGACATACCGCGTCGAGTACTACGTCAGCGCGGCAACCACATTCGGACTTGGTATTCCCGGCTCCCTGGGATCTGTCGAGATATACGCCCGCGTCCACCTTCGGAGGACTTGAAGATGAAACATGCGTTTGTGATTGACGGGGTGGTCGATACTGTCAGCTTCGAAGCTGTCGAGGGGTGGCTGGAGGTCGGTGATGACGTTTTCGCCGGTTTTCTTGTGTCTGCCGAAGGCGAGATTGTAGCGCCTCCAGCAGCGAGCCCATCATCAAACCCCAACGACTACCCCTTATCCGCCCTTGAATTTGATGCGGCACTCGTCAGGCTTGGTATTGACCGGGACGCTGTTGCGCCAGCTATCCGCAGCATTTTCACCGATGACATCGACGCCATGGCAGACAGCCTTGCGCGCTGGTGGAACCTCAAGACAATGACCCGCGACAACCCCGTGATGGGGATGCTCAAGCCGGTCTTCAACGTGACAGACACCCAGATCGATACGGCCTGGATGGAAACGGTCGCGCGCCGCGGCTAGAGCCCAAACCACAAGGACATCGTTATGACTTTTGAACAGTGGCTGCAAAGCCGGCTGACGGCACACGGCTATGCCGTCGGGCCTGTTGGCGGCGCATTCGGTGCGAAGAGTCGCGCCGCGCTTGTCAATTTCCAGCGTGCCAATCGGCTCAAGCCGAGCGGCATGGCGGATGCGCCAACCGTTGCGGCGCTCAAGGCCAACCCGGCAGGCGAGACGCGCCCGGTGGCGCCAGCGCCCGCCGAGCGAATGCCGCCATGGATGGCGGAAATGTACCGCCGCAAGGGACTGCATGAGACCCGCGACAACGGCGCCCTGGCGTCCTGGCTGCGCGTCGGCAGGTTCCTCGGGAACCCGGCAAAACTGCCCTGGTGCGGTGATGCCGTGGAAACCGCGATCGCCAAGACTTTGCCGGATGAGCCGGTGCCGGACAACCCATTCTGGGCTCAAGGCTGGGCTCGTTTCGGCACACAGGCCGGGCCAACGGATGTCGGCGCCATCGGGGTGATCCGCTGGTCGGCGCGCGCCGGGCATGTGGGCATCGTCGCTGCCTATGACGCGAGCCGCCGCCGGGTGCTGCTGCTCGGCGGCAACCAGTCCGATGCGATCACGCTGTCCTGGTTCCCGTTGTCGAAGTTCATCGCGTTTCGCTGGCCGTCGACATTCCCGCGCAAGGCCTATCCGCCACTCGACGCGAAGGGAAACAGCGGCAGCCTGGCGGGGACCCGCTGATGCTTGTCCATATCCTCCGGTTCCTCGGCGTCGCGCCGCGGGTCACCGGCAAGAGCGGCAAACGCGAGGCGGCCTGGCTGGTGTTCGTCTGCGCTGTGGCCCTCACGGTGCTGGCAATGTGGACCGGCGTCGAGATGGTTAGCGCCATGACGGCCCTGCTGATGGTCATATGGCCCTCTGCACTGGGTCTTCTGGCCGCTGCCTACAAACTCGAGTTCGACAAGACGAAAGCGGAGCGGGCAGATGCGCCGGCCGACTGGCCGGAAGATATCGTCGCACCGGAATGTGACGATCTGGAACCCAGGCCATGATCGGTGTTCTTTCCGCGATCGTTCGGACGATTGGCCTGCCAGCCTTCGTTGTCGTTGTGTTGCTGGCCTATTACGAGGGGATTCCGGGCGCAAGCCGGGTTCCCTTTCTTGTCTCTGTGCCGATCATCGGAGACCTGGCCACCGGCCGGGTCCATTCTTATGCCGCTGACCAGGTGCGCCTGGCGACAGCCGGCCTCGTGGCGCAGTCCGAGGTGGCGGCGCTCCGGGCCCAGCTTGCCCGTGAGCAGGCATTGCGGCGCATCGCCAGCGAGGCGGAGGTGGAGGCCCGCGATCGCGCCAGGGATGCGCTCAAGGCGAAGGGCCTCGCCGAGCAGGAACTGGAAGAGCGCATTTCGGCGGATTCCGGAAGCGATGGTGCGGTGTGGACGGAAGGGGATCTCGAATGGCTCGCCCGATGATTGTTGCCCTGGTGCTGCTTGCTGTTTCCATGACGAACAGCGCGTGCCAGTCGGCCGGCGACCGCCTGGCCGCGGCGGCCCGGGCTCAAGGGGAGCTCAATGCCCACAACCCCGAAGTGATTGCAACGGCGGCCTGCACCGCGCACATGGAGCGCGTCGTGCCGAAGGTGGGCGAAAAGGCGCGATGGACCCAGAAGCGCTGGGAAATCGTGGCCGACAACCGCGATCGCCAGGCTGACGATTGCGGGGAGTGGATTGAAGACGTTTTCGGAGTAAGGGGCGCGCAATGATCGACTGGACAATCACCGCCGGCAATGTGCTGACCGTTGTGGGTATGGCCGTCGTCGCGCTAGCGGCGTTTTTCTCGCTGCGCGGCCGGCTTGACCTTACGCAGTCAAAGGCCCGCGAGGCGTTCGATATTGCCAAGATGGCGCGGGATGAATTGCAGCGGTTCCAGATCGATGTGACCAAGCATTACATCCGATCGGATGCGCTCGAGAAGCTCGAGGCGGCGGCGATCGTGCGCGAGACGCGGATCCTGACCACGCTCGAAAATCTTGGCGAACGGATCGACAGGCTGGTCGACCGGATGGATCGCGGCACGCAAACCCGGCGGCGTTCAAACAGTTCGCAGACATAGGCGGCCAGACCATGCCAGCACCACGACTCACCGACTCCGAGATCCTCCGGCGGGTAAAACTGTGGGAATCCCACGGCCGCAGCTATAACGCCGCCGCGAAATCCGTCGGCAAGCGGCACCAGTTCATTTCAAGCGCGATCGAGCAGGCCCGGCATCGCGGCCTGATCGCGGCGGATGGCGAGCCGGGCAGTGCGACCACGCCGGCGCCGCCCGAACGCACGGCCCTGCGCAAGGCCAGGGCAGCACCGCGCAAGCGCGCGATCTGGCTGCTCACAGCCGCCCAGGATGAAACCGCGCTGCACCGCCCGTTCTGGGGCAACCTGATGGCCTATGCCGAGCACCTGGGCGCCAGCGTCATGGTGGGTGGCTTCACCTATCAAAAGGGCCTGTTCGAGGACCATTCGGTGCGCACCGGCATTTTTTCGCCGGAGGTCGAGCCGTTCCTGCAGCCGGCCGTCATCGACCTGGCTCCGGGCCTTGTCTGGTATGGCCGCGCCAATATCCTGCCGACCGCATCCGACCCACTGTCGGGCTGGGACACCCAGACGCGCGGCAAATGGATGGTCGCACCGCATGCCAAGATCGCGCTCAAGAGCGTGGCCACCATGCCCGGCACTCGGCCAAAGCAGATCATGACCACGGGCGTGGCCACGGTCGAGAACTATGTGCAGCGCAATGCCGGCCAGAAAGCCGAATTCCATCACACCATCGGCGCCACGATCGTCGAGGTGGCGCCCGACGGCGCGTTCTGGTGCCGCCAGATCGCAGCCCTTGCCGACGGTTCGTTTCAGGATCTCGACCGCGTCGTGGCAAATGGCAAGGTGACCACAGGCCACCGGGTCGAGGCGATCACATTCGGCGATCTTCATGCCGAGCAGATCGACCAGGTTTGTGCGCGCGCCGCGCTGGGCCTGGCGCCCGGCGACGACGCGGTGCAGCCTGGCTCGATGCTTGACGCCATGAAGCCCCGTGCGTGGTTCATCCATGACAGCTATGATTTCACGGCCCGGTCGCACCACACCCGCAACGATCCGCATGAGCGGGCGAGGCGTATCGCCGAGGGCCACGACGACGTGCGAGCGGCTCTTGCCGGCGTGGCGGCCTATCTGGCGCGCCTGCGCCGGCCGTTCGGTGAGATGGTGCATGTGGCCTCCAATCACAACATGCACCTCGATGGCTGGCTCAAGGATTACCGGGCTGCTGGTGACGCGGTAAACGCGGGCTACTGGCACGCGCTCAATGCCGCCTGGCATGAGGCGATCGCCGCTGGCGCCTCGAGCCGCTGGCTGATCCATGAATATGCGCTGCGCAATCTCGCGACTGACCGGCTTGAGGGCGTTCGGTTCCTGTCCGAGGGCGAAAGCTATGTCGTCTGCCAGGGTGTCGGCCCGATCGAGTGTGGCCTGCATAGCCATGTCGGCGCACGTGGTGCCCGCGGTTCGCTGCCCTCGCTGGCCCGCATCGTCGAGCGCGTCAATATCGGCCACGGCCACGGGCCCGGCGTTCGCGAAGGCGCTTACATGTCCGGCACCCTGTCGCGCCGCGATGCGGCCTGGGCCAACAAGGGCCCCGGCGACTGGCAACCGGCGAGCACGTTCACCTATCCGAACGGCAAGCGCAGCCTTGTGACGCAATGGGATGACGGCAGATGGAGACTGACATGAACCGCGCGAAGATCCTTGACACGGCAAAGGCCACGGTGACGGTCGACCGGGCCGCCACGCATGGCAACGCCGAGGACAGTTTCGGCGATATTGCCGGTCACTGGACATGGTGGCTGCAGTCCAAGCTCAAGCCGGGCGAGGCGCTGGACGCTTACGATGTCGCCCAGATGATGGTCGGATTCAAGCAGGCGAGGGGGAAATCAAACCGCGGGCACGCCGACAATTTTGTCGACCAGGCCGGCTATTCATCGCTGGCGGGTGAGCTCGCCCTGCGCGAGGACTAGGTCTGCATCAGCTTTGTTATTGATGCACACTGGGCCCTCCTATTGTGTTTGCTGGCTGGAGATCTCGGCATTGAACGCCGACACGATCTTGCCCGCTGATTGACCAACTTCCTCTGGAAGGAAAAGAGCCAACAAAGCGAGCAACAAAACCGCTCCAGCAAACGCAATCACAAAAGACGCCCAGTTTCACGACGCCCGTCACGCCGACGAAACGCTGAAGTGCCTGGAGCGCATCGCGGTTGCTGTCGAGAAGATTGCTGCCTCGGCTGACACGATCGCCGACAAGCGCCAGTCCGACATACAGGACACGCTGCACAAAATTGCCGAGCACATGAATAAGACCTGATCCGCTGCCGGGGCGGTCATCCCGGCTCAACCAAAGAAGGAAGAAGACCATGTCAAAGGTACGTGCGAAGTTTTTCGTCAAGCAGATCATCAACCACCACAACGGAGATCCGAAGTCGGATCAAGCCGGCGAGGTGGTGCTCGGCCCTGTCTATGACGACGCCAACAAGGACTGGTCGAAGTGGACGCCGCAGGGTGAGATCAAGATGATGATCACAAATCCGGCGGCTTTGGAAGCGTTCGACCTCGGCGGGTATTATTTCGTGGATTTCACGCCCGCCTGACCTGATCCGCCGCATGCCGCGGCGGCTGCCCGCCGGTGCTGACCGGCTTCCCAAACGACTCGACGGGTTGGCTGCAATCTGCCTGTAGAGTTTCAACGGTCCCTGCGCCCCTCCGGGCGCGGGGACCATAATTGACTGATCGCCCGGCTCCCGGGTGGCCACGAGCCCGGGGCACGGGCTCACGACAGCGGGCCTATTGGCGTAGGAGATCCCGCCCGACAGCACCAGAGATACCGTCGCACCCGGGCCCTTGCGGGCGGAAGGGGTGTGTCAGAAAACGGGTCTCACCACAATGACCGATCTTTTTCCCTTCACAGAAGTCCGCCCGGTTTCGCCTCCGGCCGCCTATATCGGCGGCAAGAAACAGCTCGCGCAGCGCGTTGCCGCGATCATCGAGCAGATCCCGCACGGGATCTATGCTGAGCCGTTCGTCGGCATGGGTGGTGTGTTCCTGCGCCGCCGCCAAGTCCCGCGCTCGGAGGTGATCAACGATCGCTCCGGTGACGTGACAACGTTGTTCCGGATCCTGCAGCGGCACTATCCGCAGTTCATGGACGCACTCAAATTCCAGATCACCAGCCGTGCGGACTTCGACCGGTTGAGCCGGGCCGATCCATCGACGCTTACCGACCTCGAGCGCGCTGCGCGGTTTCTCTATCTGCAGCGGCTTGCCTTCGGCGGGAAGGTGAGCGGCCGCAACTTCGGCGTGGATTACACGGGTGGCGCGAGGTTCAATGTCAATCTGCTCGGGCCTCTGCTGGCCGAAATCCACGAACGCCTGGCTGGCGTGACGATCGAGAACCTGGACTGGCAGGTTTTCATCGAGCGGTACGATCGGCCCGAGACACTGTTCTATCTGGACCCGCCCTACTACGGCAACGAGAGCGACTATGGGCACGGCGTATTCAGCAGATCGGATTTTTCCCGAATGGCAAAGGTGCTGGCTGGCATCAAGGGCAGGTTCATCCTGTCGCTGAATGACCGACCGGAGGTGCGGGACCTGTTCTCGGAGTTCCGTTTCGCCGATGTTGGCCTGACCTACACGCTGCACGGCGGGGAGGGCACCAAGGTGGGCGAGGTGCTCATCCTCGACACCAAGGAACCGGCGCCGCCGAATCTGCCGCGGGGGTGACCCACCCGCGCCGCGAAAAAAGGTCTCACGTCCAGATCGGCGTGGGGCTTTTTTGCGTTTGGGGACGGTGCTATCGCTCGATCATGCCCCATCAAGGAATCACGCTCAAGACTTTCGGAGATCTGATCAAGCACGGCTACAGGCTGACTGGCTTCTGCCGGCGTTGCAGTGTGCACAAGGACATAGACCTGACTGCCGTGCCAGCCGATAGGTCCTATATCGGCGCGCGGTTCAAGTGCCGCGCATGCGGCGGGCGGGTCGAGATCACACTGAGTCCGGTATCGACCGGTAGTAGGGCGGATCCTCTGGCGCTCGAGCAGTGGCGAAGTAGGTGAGGCGCCCACTTCCTTTTCGAGCACCAAAATACTTCATCTCTCACGACAGCTGTTGGGTCAAACGTAACAAACCAGTCAAGAAGAGCGCAGGAGAAGCCGCAACAACTACGATGGAAACCCATTGAAGAATATTTCCTGCAGTTCCCCAACGCTTTGAGGCGGTTGTGTCGCGGATGTAGGGATCATCCCAGTGCATTGTCTGTGCCCGTGACTCTTCCATCCGAAACAAATTGACCAAATAGGAAATGCCAGTGCCAGCAACGGCTAATAGTGCACCCCAGGCGAAAATTGCAAGATTTTGTAGTATCAGTTGTTGAAGGGGTATCGTGGTTTCAGGGTTGGGCTGCGCATCCCAAATATTCGCTAAGAATGCCAAGAGTGCGAGACAGGCTCCGCCGTTCAAGATCAGGCTCGACCTGACAACAAGGATTCCAGAGTTGACCATAATCTCGTTGTGTTTTTCGTACCACAGATTCCTTTGATCAAAGGCCGTTTGCGCTAAGTCGTTCGGCGTACCCTTGTTTTGCTCTTGATTCTTGTTTTCGCCCATAAATGGCTCCTGTTCAGACTACTCGGTTTCGTCGATGTCGATCTCGCCGGCATCCCATTGCTTTTGCCAGGCGTAGTATGCCGCGCGGCTGATCGGGATATCCGATAGCGGCCGGATCTTCTCGAATACCTCTTTGCCGCGTGTGCCCATGCGCAGCATCATGTCGGCGACTTCGACCCGTTCCGGTGTCATGGCAACCGGGCGCCCGCCCTGTTCCCCGCGCTCGCGTGCTCGAGCAATACCGGCTTTCGTGCGCTCCGATATCAGGTTGCGCTCAAGCTCGGCGACCACCCCCATCATCTGCAGCATGGCCTTGCCCATAGGCGTTGTGACATCAACACGTTCGGTCAGGCTGAAAAAGGCGACGCCGCGTTCTTCGAACAGGCTCAACACCTCAAGAATGCCTTCCAGCGACCGGCCCAGGCGATCGAGTTTCCAGACTACAAATTCAGTCCCTTCGTGCTGCGCGTACTTGATGGCACGGATCAGGTTTGGCCGTTCCATCGTCCCGCCGCTGGCGTGGTCGACAAAGATCAGTTCGTCGGGAACGCCATAAGCCTTGAGCGCCGCAATCTGCATGTCCGGGTTCTGGTCGGACGTCGAGACGCGGGCGTAGCCGATCTTCCGTCCGTTGAGTTCGATTGGTCCACGCATGAATTTTCTTACCACCCTGAGCACGTCGATCAGGGCAATCTGGACAGGGTTTTGAGACAACGCAAGGGCGGTTGCCTGCACGCTACCCATCGTTCTCGTCCAGGAACTTTTCAACGGCCTTCGCGATCACGGCATTTTGCGCCGGAGGGAAGTCCTGCTTTGCGATCCACGCCTTCAGCCTTTCGACCAGTTCGGGGTCGAGCGTGAGCGTCACCATTTGCTTTTTGCGTGCCATCGTATCCATGGCTGTAATTCATGCTTTACATTTATGCTAGTGTCAATACACGTATTGACGTGACATTGCATGTTGTGACAGTGTAGAGGCCAGATACCAACAGTTGGAGGCCGATATGAGCAGTAATCGCAAGCCGTTGAATGACACTGCCGGATATGTTGCCAGCCTTCGCGCGCCATTCGGCCACCTGATGATCACTGACCGTGACAACGGCGGCGACTGGATCGACAGTGAGGAGCGGTGGGTGGTCAGCGCCTTTGATCACGACATGAGCAATCTCGCCCTGATTGAGGCGTCCAGCCTGCGTCGGGCTCGTGAGATTATGAAGGATGCCAGAGAGACTGGCTATCAAACCGACTGGATCAATTTCGATCTTCAACCCACAGCCGCTTGAGCGGCATCCAAATAGCCCCGGAGGCCACTATGGCACTGCCGTTTGAACAAGACATTCTCCCCGAAACGGTCGGGCTGCGGCTGTGCAAGATTGTTGGTGACGATGACCTGCGTATGGCTGAGGGGGTGATCTTCACAAAGGGCCGGCCCGCAGTGCTTACGACGCTGAACCGCGCCAACATCTCCGGGCATGTCGGTGGCGGCATCGACAAGTCCACGGATTTCTGGGCGGACCAACTGAACAGCGACGGCGATCACATTGGAGAAATCCGCCTAGATCGAGATAGCTGGAATATCCTGAAAAACCACTGGATGCGCTGCAAAATGCAGCGGTCCTAAAAAGGCCGGAGGCTGAAATGACCCGATACAAAGCAGAGATTATGGAGCGCATGGGGCACTACGAAACCAGTGTCTCGGTCCGCGCGGGATCGTCAAAAGTTTTCGTTGGCTTTGATGTAGCCAACCGCTTCGCCGGAGCTGATCTTCTTATCAGTGCTGACGACGCCCTGGCGCTCGCTGACCATCTTGCGCTCGTGGCGCATGAGGTGAAAGCGAACATCGCAGCAGATGCCGCCGCGCCGGCAGATCTCGAAACGTCCAACTAAGGCCGGGAGGCTCGAATGAACGGCATCGAAAGCATTGCAGCGGAGCGCCAGCGGCAGGTCAAAATGGAGGGCTGGACACCTGAACATGATGACACCCACACCGACGGTGCCATGTCGGCAGCTGCGGCCGCTTACGCCTTCAGCGCCTTCAGGAACACCAGCTACCGCATCTACGCCGCCCCTCCGGTCGGCTTCTGGCCATGGGATTTATCTTGGTGGAAACCAAAAACACCACGCGAGGATCTGGTGCGCGCTGGTGCACTCATCGCCGCTGAAATTGACCGTATCGACCGCGCCACAGCGCGCGAGTCTGAATAGGCCGGAGAGAACTAATGGATGATGAAATGATCAAGGCAAAGGCCGAGGGCCGGGAAGTGCCAGGCAAGCTCGAAATGTTTGAGGGCCAGCTTCGGGAAGTGAAGCAGCCGCACCGCTTCGGATGGTGGCGGTTCAACGAGCACTATGATCGCGACGGGTATTGTGACAATCCCGCGCGCGGTTACTGATCCAACTAAGGCCGGAGGCTCGAATGCAGGTGACATTTTTCAAGCACGGCAAGAAGACCGTCAGCCTCAATGGCCTGCGCTGCATTGAGGAAATCCACAGAAACCCCGGCGGCGGGCAACCGTTCCATGATGGTGGTGTCCTTCACTACGAGGACGGCACAAAGATCCTAACTACGCTTGAATTTGCCGAGAACTTGGCGGTGTTCGTAACCACGCCCGCCGATCAATCCAAATAGCCCCGGAGGGCGCGATGTCGATTGAGAAAGTAAGTAGTGAAGACCGCGTGAAGCGTATCCGTCGTGCTGCCGTTCGCTTCGCAAATGACTACGGGCCTTTGCCAGCGGCAAACGGCGGCGATGAAGATGCGATCCACCAGGTTGCAACCCGACTTTACGGCATCATGCGCGCCGAAGGTTTGGACATCGTAACCACGAAACCGGACGCCAACTGGCCGCGATCCAAATAGCCCCCGTCACGGACCGATATCGGACTGTTTCAGGTGAACAGACGTGAACAAACGGCGCTCATCCTGATCATACTAGACTGATTTCATTGAGCTTTTGCGAAGCCTACCCCGTTCGGGACGACGGGGTCGGAGGTTCGAATCCTCTCACTCCGACCAGATTTTCCCCGATTCTCCTGGTCCTGTGGTTTTGGCCACTTCGTTGGTCTGTGCATGTCACGGTTGCCAAAGCGCCTGACACTCTCTCTTAACAGCTTTTGCTTATGGTCTCCGGACCAAGCGAGCGAGAGACCACAATGACTGACCGGAAGACATGCGAAGGATGCCGAAACGGAGCCAAGTTCGCGACTGACATCACCATGGCTTTCCAGCCGATCCTGGATGTCCGGAACAAGCGCATGTTCGCCTATGAGGCGCTCCTGCGCGGCGCGGAAGGAGAGGGGGCGGGTGTTATCCTGTCCCAGGTCACCGATGCCAACCGCTATGCCTTCGACCAGAAATGCCGGGTGACGGCGATCGAGCTCGCGACCGCGCTCGATCTCGCTGAGCATAATGCCTACCTATCCATCAATTTCCTGCCAAACGCCGTCTATGAACCCAAGGCCTGCATCAGGCTGACCCTGGAAACCGCGATGCGGACAGGCTTTCCGGTCGAACGGATCATGTTCGAGTTTACCGAATCCGAGCGCGTCGACACCGCGCATCTGCTCAGCATTCTCCATGCCTACCGCAATCTTGGCTTCAAGACGGCCATCGATGATTTCGGTGCCGGCTATGCGGGTCTCGATCTGCTTTCTAGGTTTCAACCCGACGTGGTCAAGCTCGACATGGGACTGATCCGGGATATCGATCGATCTCCGGTCAAGGCCACCATGCTTCGCCACAATGTGCAAATGCTGCATGATCTCGGTATCGAAGTGGTGTGTGAAGGTATTGAAACGCAGGCGGAGTTTGACGTGCTGTATGATCTCGGCGTCGACCTCATGCAGGGCTACTTCTTTGCCCGGCCCGCCATAGCTTCCCTGCC